AGCTTCATGTGAGTTCGCACAGCCGAGACCGGAAGTAGGTATTTGACTTGCTCCATGGGCTCTGACCTTTCCCAACCTACGTCGACATCACGAAAATCTGCGTAACCGGTTTTGCTACCGCAACCGCTTCGCGGATCTCGCTATCTCCCGCTTCGTTCCTTTGCTAGGAGTTTTTTGGAGCAACAGTTTAATGGACACGCCAGTTCTGATGTAGCTCTGGTCTACACCTCAAAGCGGATCGAGCCTCCTCGATCAAACAGCGTCCTATATTGCCTAGATTTTTTTTAGTTGTTCTTTAAGAATTTTTGAACTACCTACCCGCACATTGATGATTCCGTTGTAGTATTCATCAGTTTCTAACACTCTGCGGTTGAATTGTTCCCTAGCCTCTAAATAACTCATTAAGCCTCTGCTTTGACATAGATACAATATTTCTCTTGTAAAATTTTCTGGTCCTATTTTTTCAACGTCGGCGATCAAATGATCTGAGGATCCCCAGTAATCTCGCCAATCGCTTTCTACTTTGCTTCTTCTTTTGTTTTTCTTGCCTTTGAGTGGTGGGCGTGTTTTCTTAAATTTGGCTAATTTCTTGCCTATATACTTTTTATCGTTGGTCTTGTTGGTTATTAGATATACAAATCCCTCTACATCTTCGGGTAATTCTTCTATTTCTTTACCTTGGTAAGTCCATCGCATATGGATACTTACCCTAGCCTAATCTTCTGGGACGTCCTTTTTGGAATTATGCCTATCGTGTACTTCATCCATGCGTTGTTTTGCTAAAGATCTTATTTCACGAAGCCATTTACGAGTCTCTCTGTGTGTACGTACTGAATTTCTTGCTTCAAATGCTTCATTTGCCTTGAAATATGCCATATATGCCTTGGTTAGCTTATCATGTATGTCATCATGCATTCTTTGCTATTCCTATCATGCGTTCTACTAAACTGCCGAAGCCTACTTGTCTCTGCATAGTCAAAAGATTTCTAATTCCCAAGCCTTCAAAACTTTCCAAGGTCAGCTGTGCTATAGCACTACGGTGTTCACCATCTAATAGATCAACCAAAACTTTTGCTGTGCCTTTCGTTATCCAAGCATCTGCGTCATGTTTGTAAGACATTGTTCCATCTTCATTGACTTTTCCTACTACCCAGAGATTACTAGCACAACCTCTGATTTTATTTTCGTCTATTTTATCTTTGTCTTCTAGAGGAGGTACTTCTCTAGCTATGTCAATAAGATACTGTAATCTATCATGCCCTTCTAACGGAGCCATTTCTTCACCACGATTTTTAATTTTATCTAATATCATCTTTCATTAAATATTTCCACGTCATTTTCATATGATGTAAAGCCGTTTTCCTTAATTACTTTTAGTACGTGTGTAACTCTACCAACCAATTCGTCCTTATGCGATATGAGATAAACGTTTTTATGACGTTCTCTTCCCATCTTCTTTAGTATAGCTAAACTGTTTTCAACTCCACTAGTATCCATACCCGAATCAACAAGCTCGTCAATGAACAGTAGATTAATATTTTGATACAAGCTCTCCCAGACATCTCTGAAAGCAAAACTCATACCAAGAATCAACCTATTACGCTCACCTCTGGAAAGATTGTCAAAATCAAGATCCTGTCCAAGCTGTGTAATTTCAACATTTAGATCGTTTTGGAAAACAACCTGATGTGGAAGTCCTAACTTGTCAAGATAATGTGTGAGCCTGTTGTTCAAGTATGCCAAGTTTTGATCAATAATCTTTTTACGTATAAAACTGTCTTTGTTTGTCAACAGTTTTAATAAGAACTCTTGATGTTCTTTGAGATCATTGAGTGCGTTGATTGTGGTCCAATCAACTTCTTGGATTCCTGTTTTAGTCAAATCATCAATTTGTTCCTGATAAGGATCAGTTTCATTTTGACTATTTTCGAATGCTTGTTTTAGTTGTGCTACATTTTGTTTGTGATCATAAACTTCTTTGATAGTTTCATAAAAAGTATCAGGCCGGCCATTTATATCACCTATTTCTGTAAGCTGATTGTTTGCTTCGGATAATTTATCTGTGATTTCTTTTTGATAAGAAACAGCATCTTCTAATTCTTTGGCTTTTTTGTTTTCTATTTCTTTTACTTTATCTTCTTGTAGTTCTTGACCACAAGCATAACACACAGCATTATCAAGTTCTTCAATATCTTTTTTAACTTTATCTACTGAATTGTTAGCTCTTAGCAATGTAGAGTCTAGTGTTGCTGTTTCTTTCTTTAGTGTGTTGATTCTTGTGTTTAGTTCTTCCCAGTTTTTTAGTTTTTCGTGTTTTTCTAATTCACCATCAACGTCAAGATGTTCTAGTTCACGTATACCTCTTTGTAATTTTTCAAGATTTGTCTTTTTATTTGTTTCCCAAGCACTCTGTTTTATCTTTAAGCTATCTATAGTTTCTTTAATTCTTTCATTACTCTGTTGCTTGGCGTTTATATTTGCGTTTTCTTCTGTAATATTATCTCTAGTTTGTTTAATTTTTTCTTTTAAGGTTTCTGCTTTTTCAGAAAGTATTGTTATACCAAGCAGTTGCTCAATAATGTCCTTTTGATCATTTACCTTCATGCTTAAGAATGGTTCCGTATATGTGTTTAAAGCAAGTATATGCTTAAACATGTTATGACTCATTCCTAACAGTTCATTTATTGTTTCCTGTGTTTTACGGCTATCACCTTGACTTTCGTCAGTCATTTCTTGCTCTTGATCATCAACAAAAAATTTTAGTAGATTAGGACCACGTCCTCTTTCTACTTTATAATCTGTGCCGTCTTTTTCAAAAGTCAAAGTAACCAACATACCTTTGTTGTTGGTTTTGTTAATTAAATTATTTCTTTTAATATTTGTTAGTGCTATACCATACAAAGCATAACTTAATGCGTTTATGATTGTTGTTTTTCCAGTTCCGTTTCGAGAACCCATATCATCTCCGCCTTGATCAAGATTTTCACCAAGTACAAGAGTTAATTGTTGTTTATCAAAGTCAACTGCTTGGGTTTGATTACCCACACTCATAAAATTCTTTACTGTAAGGCTCTTAATTTTTATCATAGTTCGTCATATATCCTTAACAGCGTGTTTTTATCATATTGTTCAGTATCAATTGCCGTAATCTCCTTCGTTACAATTTGATCTACACTTTCAAATGTGCTTATATCAATATCAGTGTGTATCTCTTCATCCTTTTGACTTGGAATAAGTGTTATTTCTCTACAGTCATATTCGTTTACAAAAGTTTCTTTTATAAAACTAGCTTCTTCGTATGATATAGGTAAGTCAAGTGTAACTCTAAGATACATTTTACTTTTTAATAGTTTTTCTTTTTCATCTAGCAGTTTAGAGAGTTTTAAAGTTCTATATTTTGGACAATCATCCCAGTCTATATATACTGGTTCTTTGTTGTTTTCCTTATCAAGGATCATCATGCCACGTTTGTCATCCCATGCGTCTGCGTAGTTGTGCGGAAAAGCATTTCCTAAATAATGTATTTTTCCTTGTACCTGTCTTTTATGGAAGTGTCCTGAAAATACATAGTCTTGATGCTTAAAGTGTTCAGCCTTCAACTCACCAGTGTCTGGCATCTGTACCATGGCATTCATATAGAAGTTAGGAAGTTCAAAATGACCGAACATATATTTTGCTTTGATCTTGGAAATCTGTTTCCATTCTTCACCTACTAACCAAGGAACAAGAACAACGTCATCTTCTTGTAATATTTCATCTACGTAAGTAATACCAGGAATGTGTTTACCAAACTCTAACGAATAGATATCGCGTTTATCTTTGTAATACAAGTCATGATTACCAGCAAAGAAATAAAACTTTTCAAATGCCTTACCTAGTTTTTCTAAACACCTAGTTGTAGTATCAAGTGTTTGTACATTAATAGTATTTCGATTGTGATGCCAATCTCCACAAAATATTCCAGTTTCACAACCGTTATCTTTTGCTTTTTGGATAAACCAATCTACAAATTCTTCACAATCCTGTAAATGAACTTTACTGTTAGACTTCAATCCAAGATGGATATCAGTAAAAACCGCCGCTTTTTTAAACAAAATACAATCCTTCCTCTAGCATTATAATAGAAAACTAAGAGTTTGTCAATCAGTTTTTTGGGCTTTTTGGGTAGCTAAATTATGGTCACGCTGTTGACGCTCCCATTCTCCTTTTGCCTGTCTAGTGTAACTAGGATTCATATGATTCATTTCTAAGATGTCATCTCTAATATTTTGATTTCTTTTTTCTATATTAATAACTCTTACAAATGAATTTGTCACGGCCGCAGTATAATACGCAAAAGGATTATTAGATTTGGATTCATCAAACTGTAATCCGATCTGAGACAACTGTAGTATTGCCTGTCCACGCATCTCATCATTATATGTGTATCCTCTTACATTTCCACGGGTAGCATATCTATCACACAGTTTCATCCACATCAAAGCAAGTTTATTTGTTACCTTACCACCTTCTTTAGTAAAATTACCATTTTCCATACCGCCTTCCCAGTGACTTTTACCTACGCAAATAAGTTCACCATTGTCATTAAATTTATAATGCTGGAACGGAGGAAAATTTACCTTTGTTTTTGTGTCTGCTATTGTTTTAGGATTTTTCTTACGTCCTGGTTCTTCAGGAATATGATCATACATCATAATCCTAAATATCACGTCCGTTTTTTCTATTTTTCGATAATCAATAGCAAATTCTGCTAATTTTACTCTTTTACCACTTTCTTTTGCCTTTTCAAATGCTTTTTGCTGTAATTTTTTTGCCTTGTTCCTTTTTGCTTCTGCTATTGTACGGACATTTATTTTAGACACACTAGGTAATATTATATCAAAGTCAGCAAAATCGTTGTCCGTAAAGCTACAAAACGATGATTTAGACTTGTGAATCTCTGCTAATATGTCTTTGTTGTTTAAATAATTAATTCTTTTCATTGTTTCTCCAAGGTTCATACCACATTATAATATACTCTGTTAATTTTGTCAACTAAATAATAGTAAGGAGTTAACCAAATGGCAACATATTTCAAAAACGGCGTAATAAGCAAAAATGGTGTAAACCAAGGGCAAAAAGAACCAACCGAAGCATTTAAAAGTGCTGGACAAAATACAAATAGCGGTAATGCTCCAAGTTGGTTAACAGAATCACCAATGTACCAAGGAATGAAAGAGACAGCACAGAATATATATGATGGTGTGTCAGGTGGTGCTGAAAATTTAGTCAGTAACATTCGAGCAAAAGGTTTAAAAGGTGGTGACTCTGAGCTAGGTACTACGGCATCACAAGCATCCTGGGGACAGTCCACAGTTGAAGACAGAGACTGGCGTGTCAAACTGAGCTTGCCTAGAGATTTTGAAAATTCAAAGATTATTTCGCCTTTAATCAACACAGGAGGAATGATGTTTCCTTATACTCCTACGATTATTTTAAGTCACTCGGCAAATTATAACCAAGTGGCTCCTATACATAATAATTATCCTTTTTTTGCTTATCAGAATTCACAAGTGGATCAATTGGTAATCACAGGACAATTTTACAGTCAAAACGGCTTAGAGGCACAGTATTGGGTAGCTTGTTTACATTACTTGAGAACAGTTACTAAAATGCGGCATGGTAAGGATTCAGATCAAAGAGGAAATCCGCCACCGGTTGTATTTTTAAGTGGTTATGGAGATTATGTGTTTAATAATGTCCCATGTGTGATTGTTAACTTTACAGTTGATATGCCAAACGAAGTTGACTACATAGCAACAGGTTTCGACCCAGTTGATGATCTTTCAAACTTTGGTGTTTCTCTTCAAGATCAAAAAAGAGCAATGACAGTTGGTTGGGCACCTTCTGAATCACAATTTACAGTGACGGTACAGCCAATATACAGCAGACAAAAAGTTTCATCATTTAGTTATAATGATTTCGTAAACGGCAAAAATCTTAACCAGGGATACGTATAATGTCTAATCCATATAAAGATACAGATTACAAAGTAGATGGCACTTTAGATTTACTTACTATTAGGCCTATTCCTTCTTTTTCGGATGACAAGTTGTATACTATTGAACCACAGTATAATCACAGACCGGATTTACTTGCTTATGATTATTATGGTAACAAAGATTTGTGGTGGGTGTTTGGTCAAAGAAACTTAGATACTATTGAAGATTTTATATATGATATATCTACAGGAACTTCAATTTATCTGCCTAACCCTGCTAGAGTACGTGACGCACTGGAGTAAGACATGGCTGAAAATCCATACACCTATGCTGACATTGTAGTAGGTACAAAAAAATTTCCCAAGGCAGATGGCACAAAGTTTGGCGATGGTAGCCAGAATGACGGAAGGCCAGAAAAACCTAAAGTCAATAGCGATAGCAATAACATAAAAAAAGACACAAACGGAAAAAAGTCTGAATCAGCAACTGTTGGAGATGCTGACCCTAATGCACCTAAGTTTCAAGCAAACGGTTATTCTACCAATCTTTTTAAGTCGGACGATCAAACGATAGATAATATGAAGTTGACAGAAGCCCAAGCTAATGCTATTGCCAATGCCAAAAGTCAAGATGAAAACGACGGAGAAAGATTAGAACACTTTGGACAGGTATTTAATGCTAGAAGACCTAATGGATTAGACAAATACGTTTCAAAAAATTATTTGTGGACATTGGCCGCATTGAGCAATGACGAATATAATTTTCCGCACAAATATTATAAAAGAAACGGACCTAGAGCTGATCAAACAGTAATAAAAATGGGCGGATTTCCACAACCTAGTTATCAAGGACCTATGCCAGGAGGACAAAGACCATTTACGGAATTAGAATTAAAAAACAACAAAGCAAATTTAGAATATTATATAGACAATGTAGATATTCAAAGCGTTGTAGCTCCAAACAAAAGCACTAGAGTTACAACTGCTTTTGCCATAGAGTTTGAGGTTATGGAACCTTACAGTATGGGACAATTTTTACAACATCTACAACTTTGTGCTATGAAAGCAGGATATAGAAATTACTTAGATTGTCCTTATCTATTACAACTTGATGTTGTAGGGTATGTTGATGTAATGGGCCCACATATGAAAGAAGGTAGTAGACAAATGGCTGTAAAAATAATTAACGCACAATTTGATGTTACAGCTGGTGGATCTAAATATACTATAAAAGCAGTACCATTTAATGAAACTGCATTGATAGATACAAATCAAGCCATAAAAAGCAATATTAGCATTACCGGACGCACAATACAAGAAATGTTACAAACGGGTTTTGATAGTTTGGCAGTCGCACATAACACCGATTTACTAGAAACTTCTTTAAAATCAGACAACAAATATGAGCCAGACGAAATTATAATCTTGTTTCCAACAGAGATGTCACAAAACGTTATGAGAGACACACTAGCTGATGTAGATAATTCAGCTTTGTTTGGAGACTATTCTAAGAATAGAAGAGAGTACGATGTAGACCAAGCACTATCAACAGCTATTGGAGTTGACTTTTTAGAAAATGCATCTCCAGGATCACTAAAGGCTAGGGGAAACGATGCTGAAGAAATTTTAAAGCGTGAACACGTATACGACAGATTAGGTTACAGTATCAAGCGTAATAATTTAAGTGAAAAAATAAAGAAAGAGTTTACAACATCAAGTTTTACAAATGAAATAGGATCTACAAAGATGTTTCCGCAAGGAACTTTAACTGCGGGGCAGATGCCTTTTGGTGTGTCTAAATTTGCTTATGATGAAAAAGCTAAAATATTACACAGGAATGGAGTAGGAATAAGTCCTAACAATAAGACCATACAATTTAAACAAGGCACAAAGATACAAAGAATTATCGAAGAACTTGTGTTAATAAGTGAATACGGACAACAACTTTTAAATAAAGGACAATTATCAGCGGACGCAAATGGTATGATAAAATGGTTTAGGATAGAAGTCCAAACCTATGTGTTAGATGCTCCCTCAACAGAAGGTAAGTTGAATAAGTATCCAAAGATATTTGTATACAATGTTGTGCCAACATTAATACATCAATCAGTGTTTATGTTACCAAACGATCCACCTCCGGGATTTAATTTTTTAAAACAACAAGCGGCAAAAGAATATGATTACATTTACACTGGGAAAAACACAGATATTTTGAACTTTGATCTAGACTTTAAGTTTGCTTTTTTCCAAGCTATTGGAAAAGACTTTATGAACAGGTCAGCAAATAATGATCTATCTACTCGTGGAAAATCTGACAACCAAGCAGAAGTTTCTATGGCAGACGCAAGTGGTCACGAAGGTACACCTGGTGAAACAGTTGAAATGGTTGGAACAGTCAATAACACTCAAGCAGGACAGCTTACTAATGGAGCAATTCAGGAATCTGCCGCTGTAAGAGTATCTCGTGCCTTTCATGACGCAATGATTAATGGTGATGTTGATTTACTTTCTGCTAATATGAATATTTTGGGAGATTTATATTTTATGGCAGATAGTGGTGTAGGAAATTATTTTGCCAATCCAACAAGTTTTATAAACATTAATGCTGACGGAACCATGAATCATCATAATGGAGATGTAGATATAATAATTAATTTTAAAACTCCTATAGACATCAGCACAGGAAGTCCTACAGCACAAGGTCTAACAGATGTTGAGGAATTTAGCGGATTATATCAAGTGATTACAGTAACAAATAGTTTTCGAGGAAATGTATATACAAACGAATTATCACTGGTAAGACGTAAAAATCAAGGTCCTATTGATAATAAAAAAGTAATAAAAGAAAAAATATTTGCCATAAAGAAACAACAACAAAAATTGATTGATGCGGCAATGGCTACAAACGATCCTCTTAAAATAGCAAACGCTTTAGCTGATGTAAACGCTAACGGAAAAATAGAAGAAAATGAAAGACAAAATAGAGACGAATATCTTAAATTTACCAAAGCTGATACTGCTAATTTTATTCAGAGACAAAATGACTATGAATATGAAAAAGCATCAGGTACTGGAAGACCTAAATAATGGCTGAACAAAAAAGAACCAAAGGCGCAAACGCAGAACCTAATTATACCAATGGTCCTTTTATTGCGAAAGTAGTCAATCATTTAGATCCTAAGAGAATGGGTGCTTTACGGGTAGAGTTATTGTCGCATACTAATCCTGGAGGACAAGAATTATTTCCACGAGGTCAATTATTTACAGCTTATTACTGTTCTCCTTTCTATGGAGTAAATGATGCTCAATCAAATTCAAGAAACAAACAATATGCCGCAACACAGCAAAGTTATGGATTTTGGGCTGTGCCACCTGATCCAGGAACAAAAGTTTTAGTAATTTTTGTAGAAAATCAAACCAACCAATGTTATTGGATAGGATGTATTCAAGACGAGTATATGAACAGCATGGTCCCTGGAAGCAATCCTACATCATCAGCTGATTTGATTTATCAAGATGGTTTATCTGATGATTTAAAAGGTAGAAGATTGCCAACAGGTGAATACAATAAAAAACTTGATCATAAAGGATATGATACAGATCGTTTTCAAAGACCACACAATCCTTTATTCGCAGGTGCTTTATCTACACAAGGATTATTAAAAGATCCTATTAGAGGACAAACAACATCAAGTGCCAGAAGAGATATACCAAATAATGTTTATGGTTGGAATACTCCTGGACCTGTAGACAAAGCAGACGGAGCACCAAAAGGAAGATATGGTGAAAAAGGTCAGGCAATAGAATATTTCAGAAGTAGATTAGGAGGATCTAGTTTTGTAATGGATGATGGAGATCCTGCTATTTTAAGAGCAGGCCAAGCAGGAACTACAGGAGCAAAATATTATGATGTAGAAGCTATTCCTGCTAATATTGATAAAGCAAAGGTTGATATCCCTTTCAATGAACACATCCGTTTAAGAACAAGAACCGGCCATCAGATACTATTACACAATTCAGAAGATATAATTTACATAGCAAACGCACAAGGTAGTGCTTGGTTGGAAATGACTTCTAATGGAAAAATTGATATCTATGGTAGTGATAGTATAAACATAAGAACAGAAACAGACTTAAACATCACTGCTGACAGAGATATTAACATATTAGCAGGAAGAGATTTTAACCTTACAGCTTTGCGGGATAAAAAAGTTAAGGTAGCACAGAACAATGATGTGAGAATTTTAAATAATGATACAAAATATGTTGCTATAGATCAAGATTTAAAAATTGGCGGTAACAGAGCAAAAGCAATTGGTATTGATGAAGATGTCCAAATAGAAGGAACACATAGGACTACAATTACAGGCGACTATAATCTACAGGTCACATTAGATGGACATGTAGCAATTAATCAAAACTTCCATTCAAAGGTTGTTGGCGATTACAGACAGACAGTGAATGGAGCGTTTAATTTAAATACTGTAGGCGATAATAAATTTACAAGTGGTGCTAATACACAAATTAAGAGTGCCACTGATAATAAATTAGATGCTGGAGGTAAAACGCAAATTTTATCAGTTGATGTACACAGAGAGCAGGCTTCGCAAATACACATGAACAGTCCCGCACAAGTTCCAGATCCTTCAGATACATCAGATTCTATAGGTGATACATTTACAAAACCTGCTACAAATGAAGCAGTTGATGATTCGGATCAAGTCTTAGATAAAGACGGAGTTATTATAAATGACGCTTCTGGAAGCCCTTTAAGAGTTACAGCAGATGCTTCAAGAGCAACAGATGCCGCTATAGCCTTACTACCAAGAAGAACTCCGCAACACGAGCCTTGGAATTCACATGAAAGTTTTAATCCTTCTGCTCATACACCAGGAGAGACAGACAGTATAAATTCACCAGCACCTGAGGTACGAACACAAAATTCTCCATTAACAAAAGAATCTGATATGCCAGAACGTAACAGTACATCAGGAGTGTTCAGAGCTGGAGATGCCGAGCCAGAAAGTATAGATACCTCAAAAATATTTGGAAACAATAATGATGGTACAAAAGGATCACAACCAAACGATCCTGTCAACTACGAAGAGAGTACAAGATTTTTTATAAGTGAACTTATTAAAGGCCTAGGACTTGATCCAGCTAAAGCACTTAATAGTGGAGCCACTCCAGGAGGCGCCGGCGAAGCGATAGCAATGGCCTGTGCTAATATATTTGCTGAAAGCTCATTTATACCTAAAAGTGAAAACATGAACTACAATGCTCAAGGATTAATAGACACATTTAAAATGTTTAAAAAGCCAGGAGGAACTGCGTTAGCACAACAGTTATCTAGAAAACCTGTTAAAATAGCAAGTGTGGTATATGGAAATAGAATGGGTAATGGTGGTCCGGAAACGGGCGATGGTTGGACATATAGGGGAAGAGGGTTGATACAATTAACAGGCACAGACAACTATAAAGCATATGGTGGAATGATAGGAGTGGACATTTACAACAATCCTGAATTGGCAAATGATCCGGCTGTTGCTTGTAAGTTAGCAGTAGCGTATTTGACAAAAGGAGAAAAGGCAGGATTTATTACTTGGACGACTACTAATTTTACTTCGTTAGGTAATCAATTTTTAAATGCTATTGGATATGTTAATTCAACAATAAAAGACAAAGGTAGTCGAGATTATGGAAAGACTAAAACTCAAGTGAGAATTGAAAAAGGACAAAGCTATTGGTTAAGTATTAAGAAAGGGGAGTTGACTCCGTTAGCTTCTGTAACACCGCCAGCACCGATAGCACACGGCGGAGGAGTGATGCAGGTACAATAATGCCATTGATAGCTAGAAAAGTAGGATCAGGAGATATAGTGGACACAGTACACCCAATCTGTGTAGCCCCTGGTGACATACTTACTGACACGGGTAGTTCAACTGTATTTGTTGCTGGTCATGGCATACATAGAAAAACAGATCTCAATGAACCACATACGCATTGTCCACCTGTATACGGAACAGCTTTAGTGACTCACAGTCCAAATGTTTTTGCCGAAGATTTAGAAGTTGGCAGAATAGGTGACACATATGATTGTGATGCTCAGATTAAAAGCACAACACAAACCACGGTATACGCAAACGAATAAATATTATTATGGCAGACTTATATAAAGAAATAAAGATAAAAACAGCAAAAGCACCTAAATTGCCTGTTAGACAAAAGGCCTATAGGGGATTTAGCACGGTCAATCCAGAAAATTCTAGCTTTCAACAGTATGATCTCAGCCTAATCAAACAAGACTTACTTAATCATTTCAATATAAGACAGGGCGAAAAAATATCAGATCCAACATTTGGTTGTATAATATGGGATGCATTATATGAGCCTCTTACAATTGAGCTAAAAGACGCAATAACAAGAAATGTAACTAATATAGTTAACTACGATCCAAGAGTAAAAGCAAACGGTGTAGCGGTAACAGAATTTGAAAGTGGACTACAGATAGAGTGTACTTTGACTTATCTAACTTATAACATAAGTGAACAGCTAAGACTCCGTTTTGACAAAGCAAACGGCCTAACAAGTTAGAGAATTAAGTGGTCAGTTAATTCTATATAATAAATACATTTATAAAGGATTTAAGGAAACCAAATGTCGTCCACAGATAGACAAAATAGACTGCTACTTGCTGAAGACTGGACCAAGGTCTACCAAAGTTTTCGCAACGCAGAATTTAAAAGTTACGATTTTGACTCATTAAGAAGAGTAATGATCACATATCTTAGGAATAATTATCCTGAGGATTTCAACGATTACATAGAAACTTCTGAATTTTTAGCACTGATAGATATTATTGCTTTTTTAGGACAAAATATTTCATACAGGGTAGACTTAAATTCAAGAGAAAACTTTTTAGAACTTGCTGAAAGAAGAGAATCTGTTTTAAGATTAGCTAGATTATTATCATATAATCCAAGAAGAAACAGAGCCGCAAATGGTTTACTTAAATTTGAAACTATATCTACCACAGAGTCTATTGTAGATAGTAACGGTGGAAATTTACAGAACCAGACTATTATTTGGAATGATCCTAGTAATACAAATTGGGCAGAACAATTTAGAAGAGTCCTAAACTCAGCATTACCTAACAACAACACAATTGGAAAGCCTAGAAAAACTCAAACCATAAACGGAATACTTACACAGGCTTACAGATTAAATCAAAATACTGTCAATGTACCCGTGTTTGGATTTACAAAAACTGTAAACGGTTTGCCTTCACAGTTTGAAATAGTATCAACTGATATAGATGAAGCAAGTTTAAATTTAGTTGAAGAAGCTCCGTTAGCTGGAAATGCTTTACAGTTTATGTATAGAGAAGATGGCAGAGGAAACGCAAGTTCAAACACAGGATATTTTTGTCATTTCAGACAAGGCACTTTAAATAATAGTGTGTTTGATATAGGCAATGTTGTTGCTAATCAAAGAATTACTATAGAAGCTGATAACATAAATGACACTGACGTATGGTTGACTAAATTATCAGCAGGAGGAAACGTAGAAAAAATTTGGACAAAGGTAGATTCCACAGAAGGAAACAATGCTATCTATAATAGTGTGAATAAGGCTATTAGAGATTTTTATGTGGTACAAACCAGAGATAATGATCAAGTTAGTTTAGTATTTGCCGATGGTACTTTTGGAAATGCTCCAAGCGGACAGTTTCAGGTTTTTTACAGAACAAGTTCTAACAGAAGTTTAAGAATACGTCCAGAAGAAATTACAGACGTCCAGGTAGCTTTGGATTATACAAGTAGATCAGGAACAACGGAAACACTTACCTTAGGTTTAGAATTAAAATCTCCTGTTACAAATGCAACATCTAGTGAAACAAGCACAAGTATTAGAGTAAATGCTCCTCAGACTTATTATACACAAAACAGAATGATTACAGGTGAGGACTACAATGTGTATCCTTCCTCAACAAATCAAGAAATAGTAAAAGTTAAATCAACTAACAGAGTATCAAGTGGAATCAGTAGATACTTTGATCTAAAAGATGTAACAGGAAAATATTCAAGTACGAATCTTTACGGTAGTGATGGAGTTATATTTAAAGAAGAGTTTGATGAAAAAAAATCATTTACATTTTCAAACCAAACTGATATAGAAGGAAACATAGAAAATTTAATTATTCCTACAATACAAAAAAGAAGTACAACAAATTTTTATTTAGGAAACTTTGCCAAGATTATTGTTAGCGATCTAAACGCAACATGGAAACAATCTACAAAAGCAAGTAACAGTTCAACAGGATTATTAGAAAATATTAATTTAGTACCATTTCAAGTAGGCACATTTACTACAGGATTTTTAAGATATGTTGAACCTGGCGCATTATTAAAATTTATTCCTCCTACTGGATTTTATTTCATTGGAAATGGAGAACTTACTAGTGATGCTAATAAAAAAGGAGCATCATCATATAAGTGGGTAAAAGTAATAAGTGTTACAGGATCTGGTACTGTTGTTGATACTACAACCGGAGATGGTCCTATTACAGTAAATGCTGTGCTTCCTGCTAATAGTATTATACAAGAAGTTAAACCTAAATTAGTAAAAGATATTACAACAGATGTAAGATCACAGATTATTGATCAAGTATTTGCTTATAAAACATTTGGATTACGATATGATCAAGTTAATAGAATTTGGCGTGTAATTATAAGTGAAAACCTAAATGTAACTGACGGATTTAGTAATGGTAAAACCGGCGACGTTACAGGCAACCAATTAGACTCCAGTTGGTTTATCTTATTTGAAACAGACGGACAAAAATATACAGTAACAAATAGAGGTTTAAGATATATTTTTGAAAGTGATACAGAATTAAGTTTCTACTACGATGGACAAAATAAAATATATGATTCAGCAACAGGACAACTAGTAAAAGATAAAATTTCTGTAATGAATTTTAATACTAAACCAGATGCTTTGACACAATTTAATAATGATATCAATTGGGAAATAGTAGGAGCATATAGGAATCAAGACGGTTACATAAACAGTAAAAAAGTACAAGTAGGCTTTTTTGATTTAAATGATGATGGCTCTATAGATGATCCTGATATTTTTGATGTAATTGTTGATCCATTAGTCAATCCAACAACAAAATACATATTCTTAAAGAAAGAAAATAGCAATCAAGGTTTTAATAAATTTAATTATTTTGCTGACGGAAGTTCAATATCTATTGTTGCTACCGAAACAGCAATAGGTGCGTATTCACAGTATAGTGATGGTAAAATATTTTACATAATTGATCAAAAAAACTTTAAAGTTTTAAATAATAATGCTTTAACTTTATCAAGTGATTATAGAGCGTATGTGGGTAGAAGTGATTTGAAATTTCACTACATTCATAGTGCTAACCAAAGTAACAGGATAGATCCTAGTGCTTCTAATATTATAGATGTATATCTACTTACTAGATCATATGATTTAGATTTTAGATCTTTCCTAGCTGGTAATATTACAACAATGCCATTACCACCTAGCAGTGATGAACTATTCCAACAATATGGCACAGAAATAAACAAAGTAAAAGCAATAAGTGATGAAATAATATACCATCCAGTAAAATATAAAGTATTATTTGGATCAAAGGCAGTCGAAAATCTTCAAGCAGTATTTAAGATAGTCAAAAATCCAGAAGCAGTAATAAATGACAATGACATAAAAGTTAGAATAATTTCCGCAATCAATAGATACTTTTCGTTACAAAATTGGGATTTTGGCGAAACATTTCACTTCACAGAATTAGCTACCTATGTTACGAACTCATTGGCCCCTGATATAGTAAATCTTATAATTGTACCAAAGTTAGGAACACTTGCTTTTGGTAGCTTAATGGAAATAAAAAGCGAAAATGACGAAATTTTTGTGAGTGATGCTACAGTTCAAGATGTAGAAATAATAGATTCTATAACGGCTTCTAGAATTCAAGCGTCCGGCAAAGTAATTACAAGTACCAGCACAACAAATACTGGTATACAAAGTACAGCTTTGTCTAGCACCACCACAAGTACAGCAACCTCAACTACAACAACTTCTAGTTCTACATCGTCTAGTAGTTCAAGTTCAAGCAGTTCAAGCAGTTCAGGTAGCTCTGGATCAAGTGGATCCGGATCAAGTGGCGGAGGCTATGGATACTAATGGCACAAGATGAAAATGCTATTCCAGTAAATGACGCAGACAAAAACAAAAGAAAGTCTGCTGATTTATTACCTCGTTACTATCGCACAGTAGCCAATAAAAAATTCTTATCAAGTACATTAGATCAACTTGTTCAACCTGGTAGTGTTGAAAAGGTTGACGGATTCATAGGTAGAAAAGACGCAAAGGCTTTTACAGCAAGTGATAATTATGTATCTGAAATAAGTTTAGACAGAGATCAATATCAATTAGAGCCGGTGTCAGTAATTAATGACTCAGCTGGCAATAATATTTTTTACAGAGATTATAGAGATTTATATAACAGCATAAAGATACGTGGTGTTGATACTGCTAATCATGATACTATGTTTTCCCAAGAATATTATGCTTGGAATCCACATGTAAACTGGGATAAGTTTACAAACTTTAGAGAATACTATTGGTTACCGGGAGGACCAGATGCTATACCTGTGTATGGATCGTTTAGGAATGTCAAAAGCACTTACAATGTAACCAAGCAAATTAATTTAGATAATGATGCATACGTATTCAATCAAGATAATCCTACAGGAAATCCTACTTTAACTTTATACAAAGGACAAACATATAGATTTGAAGTAGATACTGTAGACATGCCTTTTTCAATTAGAACTTCGGTTGACATTACAGATGATACGAACTTGTATACAAAAGGTATAACAGGACAAAAAACAGAAAATGGAGTTTTAGAGTTTACAGTAGATTTAGAAGCTCCTCCAAATTTATATTACGTTGATTCTAATAATATTGAAGCTTCAGGACTTATTATTATAAAAGATATTATTGACAATACGTTCTTGGATGTTGATAAAGATATTGTAGGCAAGAAAACCTACACAATGTCTAATGGATATTCTTTGAGTAACGGAATGAAATTAAAGTTTTATGGAAACTTGAATCCAACAAAATACACAGAAGGATACTGGTATGTTGAAGGTGTGGGAGATTCTATACAGCTTATATCAGAATCCGAAATAGAAATAACTGCCGGATACCTACAGGATCAAGACATTGAATTTGACGAAGGAGGGTTTGATGATTTACCTTTTGATGATGCTGTGTCATATGCGGACAAAAAAGATTATATTGTTATTAACAGAGCTTCCAAAGATAGAAACCAATGGTCTAGATATAACAAATGGACACACAAAGATGTTATAGACGTTACAGCCAAAATTAATGAAGTAGCAACAACATTGGATCAAAATTTTAGAGCTATTAGACCTATTATTGAGTTTGATGCTGGTTTGAAACTTTATGATTTTGGAACTTTTGCTAAAAAGTCTGTAGATGTTATTGATACAGTAACCACAGATGTGTTTTCTAATATAGAAGGCAGTCCAGGATACTTTGTTGACGGGACAGAATTAGTACAAGGAATGCGTGTATTGTTTACAGCTGATCCTGATAGTTTTGTAAATGGAAAAATTTATGAGGTAAAATTTATAAGCCAAAATAGTAATAATCAAATTACACTGATAGAAACAACTGACACAGTTCCAGTTACAAATCAAACTGTGTTAGTAAAATCTGGAGATAAAAATAAAGGTAAAATTTATTATTATACTGGTACTGCTTGGAAATTAGGACAAAACAAAACAGCAATTAATCAGTCTCCAATGTTTGATTTGTATAATGACAGTGGGACAGCACTTAATACTTTAGAAGGAAGTACATTTAAAGGTAATAAATTATTTTCTTATAAACAAGGTACAGGTACTAATGACACAGAACTAGGTTTTCCTTTGTCATATAGAACTATCGAAAACAGTGGGGACATAACCTTTGACTTTAATTTATTAAGTGATACTTACCAATATGATCAAGTTGCTGATGTAATTACAGCCAGCACCGACACTGGTATCTTAAGGAAATATACTGATATAGACACATACTCAAGTGTAACAGGATGGATTAAGGCTAAAAGCCTTTCTTCACAGCCTGTGGTTAAACAATACACTACAGGTCCTCGACTTAATAATTTTATTGTTGACGTATATGATAACAGTGGAGATTTAAATGATCTAAAAGTAATGGTTTACCTTGATAATATTTTACAAAAAGAAAATATAGATTATACAATAGATAGAATTAATAGATATGCTTATGTAAGATTTTACACAAATTTAGCTGAGAATAGAAAAGTTGTGATAGAAACAAAATCTAGCACACCAAAAAATCAAAGAGGACATTACAAATTTCCTATTAACTTAGAAAAAAATCCTATGAATGAAAACGTGGTAACGTTTACACTCGGAGAAGTCATAGATCATGTTGATAGTATTGTAAGTAACGTAAGTGACTTCACAGGTGTTTATCCTGGAGCGGGAAACCTTAGAGATTTAGGTCCAACATCAGACTATGGATTAAAATTTGTCCAACACTCAGGCCCAATTAATTTAGCAACGTTTAATTTGACAAGCAAAGATTTTGATATGAACAATGCTGTCAAGGAATCAGGATTAAAATATATTACATTTAAAAGAGAATTTTTAAAAGTTGCTGACGAGCTAGGTTTTGAAGGTGAAACAAAAATACATGTAGATAAAATTTTAGATAAAATGTTTGAGACTAACACAAAACAGGATCCATTTTATTTCAGTGACATGGTTCCTTTTGGTGGAGACACTTTAGCAGAATTTACTATAGAAGATACTTCACAAACTATTTTTCCTATTACAAGGACAGTAAGTTTTGATAAACTAAATGAAAATGCTATTTTAGCATATTTAGATGAAAAACAACTTGTAAAAGATATTGATTACACTATAGATACTGATGCTTTTATAGAACTTAAAGTTCCAGTGAAAGCAAACCAAGTCTTAAAAGTTTATGAATACGAGTCTACGGATGGTTGTTGGGTAGCTCCTACGCCAACTAAATTAGGATTATATCCTAAATATGTGCCTGAAATAATTTTAGATACAACATACATTTCATCCATTCCTGATTCAACAGGTCCGTATAAGGTATATGGAAGAGACAACACAACTACTCAATCATACAAAAATAAAGTCGGATGGTTTTATCCATTATTCACAGATGAAGTTTCGGCACAAGCATACGATAAAACAAACGGCGGTACAGGATTAGCACATACCCACACATTTGCTGGCGACAACAGACTTTGGTTTATGCCTAGCGGATCCATGAATCATGCTAGTTATGATACTAATTTGTTTGAGGAATGGCCTGCGGCTCAGCCTATGATACAAGGACATGATGGTTCATTGTGGAGATGTTTTGGTGATTATAGAGATAATTTACTACTAGATTTAGAAAAAAGGATTTATAATAATATAAAAATTGATTACGATGAATCAATAATCGACATTCAAGATTTTTTAAACACAAAATCTTTACCCACAGCTTTTGATAGATATAAGACAGCGGATATAATGATATCTGATTTCAATGCCTGGCTAGAAACTGTTGGCAATCCAGATTATACTTCAAACAGTTTTTATAAGAACGGAAATAATTTTAGTATTAATTTTTATAAACATTCAGATCCCGATAACAATTCGGTACCAGGGGGTTGGAGAGCAATCTACAAAGATTATTACAATACTGATAGGCCCCACACTCATCCGTGGGAATGTCTAGGTTATAAAATTAAACCGAGTTGGTTTGATACAACTTATGGCCCTGCTCCATATACCAGCAATAATTTACTACTTTGGCAAGATTTAGAAAAAGCTATAGTAAGAGAACCAAATAAAAAAATTAATTATAGAAGAAAATTTAAAATTAAGGATTTAACAAAATATATTCCTGTTGATTCTCAAGGTGATATTCTAGATCCTGTATCTACAGGTTACCTTCGTGGAGGAATAGCAAGTAACTATGATGACAATTTTACATTTGGACATGAAAGTCCTGTAGAAACTGCGTGGAGAAGAAGTTCACATTATCCGTTTGCTTTTGTAAGAGCATGGATGCTAAGGCAACCATCACAGTTTTTTGGGTTGGCATTTGATAGAAGTAGAATAGCAAGAAATTTAGCCGGACAACTTGTTTACACAGATACATCAAAAAGAATTAATCTTAAAGATTTAAAATTTCCTAACATACCGAGCGATACAACTAGAATATTTACTTCTGGTTTGGTAAACTATATGCAAAGTTACTTAATTGGGAATGAAGATGTTACTTTCAAAACATATAAAAGCAAACTAGCTAGTTTAGAAAATAAACTAGGACATAAAATTGGTGGCTTTACACAAAAAGATAAATTTAGGCTTATACTAGATAGTAGAAATCCGCAAAATGAAGGAAATATTTTTGTACCTGAAGAGAATTATAATCTTGTTTTAACGAAAAGTATTCCATTAGATGTATATTCTTATAGTGGTATGATTATTGAAAAAATACCTAGTGGATTTATTGTAAAAGGTTATGATAAAGATAGACCATATTTCAACATTTATCCCATTGAAAGAAAACAAAGTGATATTTTAATTAATGTTGGAGGTATAAGTGAAGAGTTTGTAACATTTGATAGCGGAAAATTTTATTCCATAGGACAAATTGTAGAAAATAATGGAGTGTTCTATAGAACGACGACAGGCCATACATCAGGAGGATCAATTGATTTAAACTTTTTTACTAGACTCGCAGAACTTCCAGCAGAAGGCGGAGCAAACGCATTCTTTTCCAAAAACTTTAGTACTACGCTAGAAAAAATAGACTATGGTACCGTGTTTCCAGATATACAAGCAGTAGTTGATTTAATTTTAGGTTATGAAAAATATTTATTAACGGTAGGATTCTCGTTTGACACATTTAACAAAGAACTAGAAGAAATTGAAAACTGGGCTTTAAGTGCCAAAGAGTTTATGTTTTGGTCAACACAAAATTGGGATAACGGAGCAGTATTAACAATAAGTCCGTCAGCAAGACAAATTTATTTTGAAAAACCCTTTACAGTAGTTGATGACATTTATAATAATTTTTATGACTACAGTTTATTACAAGCTGATGGAAAACGATTGTTAGCAGACTTTGCTACAACCGAGAGAGATAACACAAATCAATTTGGAATATATGTAAAAAATACAGATCAAGGAATCTATCATCTTAAAATACCTGTAATACAACTTGAACATGCTGTTGTTATAGATAACACAACCGTATTCAATGATGTAATATATAATCGTCCGCAAGGATATAGGCAGGAAAGAATAAAAGTTAAAGGTTATAGATCAGACGAATGGAATGGCTCATTAAATGTTCCTGGATTTGTGTTTGATGATGCGTTTATAAATGAATGGACAGCTTATCAAGATTATAAGATAGGTGATCTTATACAGCATAAAGAATTTTATTACGTGGCAAAAAGTAATGTGTCTGGAACGCAAACTTTTATAGCTAAAAATTTTGTAAAGTTAGATGGAAAACCAACACAAAAATTACTTCCAAACTTAGATTATAAGGCTAGACAATTTAGTGATTTTTATGATTTAGATAGTGATAATTTTGATTCTGAACAACAAAAATTAGCACAACACATGATAGGATATCAAAAAAGGAAATATCTTGAAAATATTATTCCTGACGATGTAAGTCAATATAAATTTTTCCAAGGAATGATTCAAGACAAAGGAACTAAAAACGTTTTAAATAAATTGTTCGATAAATTAGGAAGTGCTAATAAAGACAGTATTGAATATTTTGAAGAGTGGGCAATTAGAACTGGACGTTACGGAGCAACAGAAGGAAATGACCAATTTGAGATATTATTTGATGAAGAAAAATATAGATTGGAACCACAACCTGTTGAATTAGTAGACGAAATAAATCCTAAAGATACTAGTTTAGTTTATAGATTAAACAGAAATGGTGTTTATGCTAAATCAAAAAATTACGATCATAAACCTTTTCTAACAAAATACTATAACGATGACAATATGTTTGTTAAGTCAGCGGGATATGTAAATCCGTTAGACGTAAATTTACAATTACTTAATTATACTGATCTAAGCACACAAACTTTAGGAAATTTAAAAGGTGGAGATTATGTTTGGACTGCTATCGATAAAAGTCAAAAGACTTGGGGAGTATACAAATATATTCCTACAGAATATAAAATAAAAAGCACTACAGACACAGTAGATAATAGTTTTACAATCACTCTCGACAAAGCAACAAATTTTGAAGTAGGTGACATTGTTGCTGTCAATGACATAGATACAGATACAGACGGGTATTATAAAATTAAAACAATAAGTCTTAATGTAATAACCTTAGAACACGAGTCAACAACAAATATTACAGCTACAGCTTCGGCCAACGGTTTTGTAACAAGATTTAAAAATGTACGATTAAAAAAATTAAGCGAAGCAAATGATAATATTGAAGGTGAAGGTTCAAGATCCTTTTCAATCGGAAGTACAAATTTAAGCAGTGATAGAATATGGGTGGACGATGATGACACAGGTAGATGGCTTGTTTTAAATTACAAACAGGTATATGAGCTTAAACCTAATATTGTAAATACCACAGCAGGTTTATTAGATAGCACACAAAAAGATTTTGGCTCAAGTATTACGGTCAATGATCAAAATAATTTAATGGCTATCACAGCTCCAAAAGATTTAAATGGAAGCGTATACATCTATAATAGACCAAGTGAAGCTACTGATTATAATTTATTACAACAGATTGATGAAGATGCTTTTTACTTTGATCAAAACGGAGGCTTCGGGACCAGTGCTTCTTTAAGTCCTGATGGTAAATGGTTAGCAGTAGGTTCTCCACAAGCTTCTAATACTAAAAGTTTTTACAAGGGAGATTACAATAATCAAACAGCTTATGTCAAAGGTGATATTATCTTATACAAAGAACAACTTTGGCAAGCAGACAGAGCAATAGAAGCCCAGGCTGTACAAAGTTGTATTAATCATGCTTCAAATGCTCAAGCGGCTGAAAATGATTACGATTCTACTTCACAAAGTTATCCTACAATAGTTTATATGATGCGTGGCAATCATAGTATGCCAACCGCTAGTACAGATCATATTTTAATAAGGGCAGAAACGCAACAATGGGAAGCATCTAAAGCGGGTGATATATTAACTTTAAAATGGAATCAGTATAAAACTGGGGCTTTATCAGGTGTTTCACCCTTCAATAATGATCCAGTAATAAACGAATCATTCTTGAATGGCAATCATGTTATTGTTAACAAAGTAAAAATGGTGATAGAAATTATAAGTGCTCTTGATGTACCAGACGTAGGAGATGAAATTACAACAGACACAGCTAGGGCAAACGTAGCATATAGATTTATAGATTCTGATAATAAAATGATACTGTATCTAAACAATGTAAATGGAGAACTACAGACTTCAGGTACGGTACAACGTAATAATGTTACTGTTGGAGCCTTCACAACTGTTAATCATGTAGGTGATGATTATCATACAGGTTGGTGGCAAATAGCTGTAGGTAGCACATTTAGTTCATCCAACTTAATAGAAACTAATCCTAATCTAGTTGTTAGAGATCTCACACTATCTGAAGTAGGTGCGCCTAGTACACCTAGTCCTTTTACAAATATTTTAGACACAGTAGTGCAACAACAAACTACCGAACCAGCTAGAAATTCTTTCTATGGTATATTAAGTTACTATAACGGAGCAACTTCTTCCAATGTAATTGATACAAGATGGTTTGTAAGAACAGAATTACAACACGGATCTACATACCAAGTTGGTGATAAATTTAGAATGTGGGCAAACACTTTATATGATAACGGTGTCAGACAAGACCCAGAACCTGTGTTAAATTTAAGTTTTGACTATCTTAACAATACAGAACATACAATCAACGATATTTGGAACGGCTTTTGTATTGTAAGATTGACAAACTTTGACCTAAATGGCGACCCATTCCTTCCACAAATAGGAGATACTGTTACCTGTTCAACTACTGGAAGTACAGCAGAAGTAGCTTATATTCAAAGAGAATTTGCAACTATACGAATATATTTAAAAAATAGAAATGGTACATTTAGTAAAGGTGTAGACTTTGGCGAGACATCTAGTATGACATTTGTTGAAAATGACAGTACTGTCAGAACCATAGGACCGATTAGCAGTGCACATTTAGAAAATACAACAGCAGGTGTGATGTTAATTGTTGACAAAGCACAAAACATACAGGTTGGTACTTCTATATTTTTACAAGATAGAGAGTACTGGATTTATAATACGAGAACTATATTAGGTGTAGAAGATTCAGCTAATCCGCCAGGACCATTAAACTTAGATTGGAATAGGACTTACAATATTCCATTGACCACAGGTGGTTACGGTAGTACTTTTGATAATGAAGGAACATTTGCCATATATGAAAGAAAAGAATTAACTTTTGATCTAAAAGGCTACTATACTGTACCTAACTCAGCACCTGGAAGAAGACTTGGAACTAAACTTAAATTTGCCCAACTAGATGCTAATACATACAAATTATTTGTATCGGCGGCAGGGGATAAAACTGAACTGAATGAAGGTAGAATTTACATGTTTGATAAAAGCTCTACCGATGATTTTGTTTTATCTAATGATAACAATTATAGAGGAACATACAATACAGCATCTAGCTATTTTACAAACGATCTAATAAGATTTGGTGAAACAATTTATAAAGCAAAAACAAATACTGTACCCGGTGCGTTTAATGTAAACTTATGGCAAACAATAGACAGTGGTGTGGATTTACTTGGATATGTGCCAAATGATACAAACTACAGCATTACTGAAAGCACTTTAGAACAAAAATTCTTAGAAGAATTTGGAGCAGATTACGACGTAAGCACCGATGGAAACGTTTTGATATCAACAGCAAGATATCTCAACGCTGATGATAGTAGTGTACCTAATAGAAGGATAGTTGTATACAGAAAAACCGGAAATCATTACCAGTACTCACAATTATTAGAAACACAGGATATCACAGAAAATTGGGGACAAACTATAGCAATTAGCAATGACGGGAAAAAAATAGCTGTAGGTGCTCCTGATAACAGTACAAGAGATATAAGAGGTGGTGCTGTTTACATTTATATTCAAGGTACAGATGGTAGATTTGCTTTAAATCAAACTTTAAGGCCAATTGATAGGACTTCAAATACTAGGTTTGGAAGTAAAATAGATTTTGACGGAAACACATTAGCTATAGCATCAAGAGGAGGGGATCTTGAAAGAGTAACCACATTAGATCAAGACACAACAATTTTTGATAATGGAAATACTCCTTTCAAAGTTATAGACAATGATAGTGGACTCGTAAGTATATATGAAACTGTTAATGATACTTTGCTATATGGACAAGACTTTTCCTATGATAAAGACACACAAGATTTTGGTAGTATCATGTTGGTAAAAAACAATCATGTATACTTAGGTTTACCTAAACAACAAATACTTTCTAATAACACAATTGATAGGGGATTAGTTGCTGAGTATAGAAAACCTGTGAATACAACATCTTGGACAATAGGAAGACAACCTATAGTTCCAATGGATGTAACAAAATTGAAAGGTGTAAATCTTTTTGATAAAAATACAAACGGATTAGTAACATACTTAGATTACATTGATCCTTTACAAGGTAAAATTGCTGGTGCCGCCGAACAAGAAATTACATTTAAAGTATCTTATGATCCAGCAAAATATAGTGTAGCCACTGCTACAGGAGTAACTTTAGACACACTAGATTATACTGCCGATCAATGGGTAGGAAAAATTTGGTGGGATATAGGGAGTGCTAGATTTATAAATCATCATCAAGGTGATATCTTAGAATCAACAGCTAACTTTAACACTTTATTTCCAGGCACTACTGCTGACGTTTATGAATGGGTAGAAACAAATTTACTTCCTAGTGAATGGGATACACAATCAGGAACAGAAGCTGGACTTACAAATGGTATAAGTGGTACGACAAAGTACGGAGATTCTGCTTATAGCACAAGAAGAATATATGATTCTGCTTCGCAAACTTTTACAAATAATTATTATTATTGGGTAAAAAACAAAGCTACACTACCAACTGATGTGAATAGAAAAACTACAGCATCTGATATAAGCAAATTAATTACTACACCTACTCAACAAGGCGTTAAATTTATATCGCCATTAGGAAACAACAGATTTGCTTTGTATAATTGTAGAAGCTTAATAAAAGATAAAGACGTTGGAATAACATTCAATTGGTGGACTATAGAAAATCAAGAACAAAATGTTCACAATGAGTATCAAATTATTTCCGACGGATTAGAAACTAGTATTCCAAATGACACAGTTAAACAAAAATGGGTTGATAGTTTAGTTGGATTTGATGTAAACGATAGACCTGTGCCAGACGTTGAGTTGCCAGTTAGACAGCGATATGGCAATCTTAATGAACCAAGACAAGGTTGGTTTATTAACAAGACTGAAGCAAGAAAACAGTTTGTAGAGCGTGTAAACAAAATTCTGAAAACAGAATTAATAGTTGATAACAAAGACCTGTCTGGATTGACTGAAATTGATCCAACTCCTACAAGCGTATCCGGAGTATATGATACAACATCTGATACATTTGCTGAATTAAACTTTATAAGTGTAGCAAACGTAAAACAAGCTAAATTGACATTGGAGATAGAAAACGGAACAATAATTAATGTGCTTTTGACTGATCCAGGTAAAGGATATCTTAATCCTCCAACCTATAAAATAAAAGACAGCACAGGCACAGGGGCGGTGTTAAATTTTGTTTTAGCAACTGATGGAAGTATTGCTTCTGTTGATATTATAAATGGAGGAATAAATTACGTATCACCATCTATAGAAGTTAGAAAATTTAGTGTGTTGGTGAAAACCGATGAAACGGTAGGCGGAAAATGGGCAGTATTTTCCTGGGATGGTACTGAGTGGCTAAGAACATTAACTCAAGCATATGATGTCAATGCTTATTGGCAATATATTGATTGGTATGCAACAGGATATAATAATTTTACACCTATCAATTACACTATTTCCAGCAGTTATGAATTGTATGGTTTAGGAGATAAGATAGGGGATATAGTTAAGATTAACAATGTCGGAACAGGTGGTTGGTTATTATTAGAAAAAGAAGATGACCAAGACACAGAAGATTATACTGTGAACTACAAAACAGTAGGAAGACAAAACGGTACAATAGAATTTAAAACTTCATTATATGATGTTAGTAATGAAAACATAGCGTATGATGGCAGTGGGTTTGATAAAATATTTTACGACACAGAGCCTGTAGCTGAAATGCGTTTGATTATAGGTATTCTAGAAAACAAAATATTTGTAGATGATTTGTTAAAAAATTGGAATGAATGCTTCTTTGCTGGTTTAAGATATGTATTTACTGAGCAACCTAATGTTGATTGGGCATTTAAAACAAGTTTTATTAAAGCAAAACACAATGTTGGAGAATTAGAACAGCGTGTTACATTTAAAAATGATAGTTTACCAAGTTATGAATCTTATATTAATGAAGTAAAACCATATAGGACAAAAGTTAGAGAATATTTAAGCTCTTATGAAAAAACAGATCCTAGTTCAACTGTGGTTACTGACTTTGATTTGCCTACACTATACAATGATGCAGAAGGAAGAATTACACCGCAATCTGTACAGGTAATTGATAATAAAATTGTAAGTGGATTTTCCGAAATTACAAAATATCCTAGTAAACATTGGGCAGAAAATATAGGTTTTGAATTACAAAGTCTAAACATAGCTGATACTGGATCAGGTTATTTAGATGCCCCTATTATTAAAATTACAGGCGGTGGAGGATCTGGAGCAAAAGCCACAGCATTCATAGGTACAGATGGAAAGGTGACTGCTGTAAAGGTGAATAACACAGGTTCGGGATATCTATCACAACCAACTATTACATTGGAAGGTAGCTTACAAGATGGAGGTACAGCCGCTAGATTAAGTCCAGTACTAGGTGGAGGTAAAGCTAGATCAACTCATTTAAGATGTAAATTTGACAGAGTCACAGGCACGTATTTGTTTAGTCAATTATCTACAACTGAAACATTTACAACTAATTCGAATCAACAAATATTTGATTTAAAATGGCCAATGCAATTAAAGAATACACAAATTACAGTCACAGTTGACGGCTTAGAAGCATTAAGAAGTGAATATACTTTTGAAAATAAATCCGATACTACAAAAGGTTATTTGAGAAAGTACGGAAGAATATTCTTTACAGAACCGCAGACAGCAAGTAAAAGTGTTGTAATTACATATAATAAATCCGCAGAGCTTTTACAAGCACAGGATAGAATTAATTTTTACTATAATCCAACCACAGGTATGTTTGGAAATGACTTAGGACAATTATTAGACGGTGTAGACTACGGTGGCGTAGAAGTAAGCAGTTATAATTTTGGTACAGGTACCGGTTGGGATTCAGATGCTTGGTTTACTACAACTTATGATACATTTGATACTACATTTGATGACGAAATATTCCAAATGGATGGAAGTACAGAAGTATTCACACTGAGCAAACCTTTAGAAAATAATGCTGTTTATAATGTTTACCTAAATGGCAAAAGAATTGATGATCCTAATTTTGGCACAGCATCACAAACTAATATAAATGCTGTAATGAGCAGTATTACAGGTGATGGAACACAAACCACTATCACTATCACAAATGATATACAAAAATTTGTAGCAAATGATGTTGTTGTATTTAGGAAAACAACTTCAGATGGATCTTTCTTGCCTGATCCAAGATCCTATGATACAATATTAAGTGGCGGTGACTTACAGTTTAGTACAGCAAAAGGCATAAATCCAGAAGAAATAATTATAGATGGTGATGGCTTTGTAACTCCGACTACTAGCAAAGGACCTGAGGAACAAATTCCTGGACAAGTATTAGATACAGTTGATATTAAAGTATTTCATAGACCTGGAGAGGGAGGTAGTCTAATAAGTAGTAATTGTTATAACGCTAATGGCACCACAGTTGACTTTGGATTTGGAATTCAACCACAAAGTGAAAACGGGCTATTTGTAAGATTGAATAGAATTACACAATCTCCTAATACATATACTGTAGATTACAAAAATAAAACTGTAAGATTTAATACTACACCTTCAAATGGTGCTTCCGTAAACATTATAAGCGTAAGTGGTAATGGAGAAAATGTTGTAGAATTTGATGAATTTACTGGTGACGGTTGTACAACACAATTTAAAACAAAAGCCCACTGGACAACGAAACTAGATTATATTGCTACAGTAGACGGAAAAGAAGCACAATCAGTATTAGTATCTAGTGAAGATAGTGCGATTGAAGATCCTAAAGCAGTTATTGTGTTTGGTAGTCCTCCGAGAGACGGAAGCGTTATTAATTTTGCTGTATATGACAAAGTTCAAAGTTACAGTAAAATAGAAACACAGGAATTTACTGGCGATGGAAGTACGCTTAACTTTACTTTAGAAAAAACCCCATACTCATCTATTCCTCATACTCATAACGTTGTGGTCCAAGTAGGAAACAAAATACTTAATGCTGGATACAATCAACAGTTTACAGTTCAAACAGGAGTGTCAGAATACTTCTTAGAAATTTGGCAAACTCCTATTGGAAGTTTTGACAACTCTAATGTTTTAGCTTTACTTAACGGAACAGAACTTAAAATTGCTACTGAATTTAATATCCGTCCTGCTAATAGCAGTATAATACTAGAACCAGGTATAGGACAACCTGGAGATATATTAGAAGTGTACATAAGAGATGATGGAGAATATGCCTTTGGAGCAGTAGAAGTAATCAATAATCAAAACACCTGGGTAGAAACACCTGGTGTTTTAAAACTAGATGTAGCACCTACTGAAGGACAAATAATAAAAATCACTACATACAGTAAACATGATATACAAGATTTTGAAAGACAAACTTTTGATGTCATAGCAAGATCAACTTTAGTTGTTGGAAGTGAGGATCACGTTCAATACAATCATTTAAAAGCAGGATTGATTGAACTTCGTAAGCCGGCTATAGATGCTCAGTATGTTTGGTTTATTGTAAACGGTGAACTAAAAAATCCAAGTGTAGATTACTATCTAACAGATGACAAAAAATATGTAAAATATAACAATGTTATAGTAGATAACGATGTAATCGATGTGATTCAATACAGCGCCGACGGACCTATTTCACCTAAATTTGGATTTAGTCAATTTAAAGATATCTTAAATAGAAATATTTACAAAAGATTAGGTGATGTAGCACCATTAAAACTTGCTGAAGATCTTAAAGTGACAGATAAACAAATTAGTTTAGTAGATGCTAGTAATATAAGTGCTCCAGATAAAAATAGTGGAATACCAGGTATCTTGTTTATAAATGGAGAAAGAATCACTTATTTGGTCAAAATTGGTAATGTCTTAAAACAATTACAAAGAGGAACACTAGGAACAGGAGCACCTGCGGTACATTCAGCAGGTAGTGATGTATACAATCAAGGATTACAGCAAACAGCACCATACGCTGACACAACAATTACGGAAGATTTTGTAGGAGACGGTTCAACAAGTATATTCGAGTTGTCGTTCATTCCAAGCACGGTAAATGAATTTGAAGTTTTTGTTGCTGGTAAGAGATTAAGAAAGAATAGTATACAGATGTTCGATGTTACAAGGAATCAGGACTCTCCTGAAGCAGATATAACATCACCTGCCCAATTTAGTGTTGATGGCACAACAAATCAGCTTACTTTGACCAATACACCGGCAAATTTAGCTAAAATACAAGTCATTAGACGCACAGGAACACTATGGACAGACAGCGGACAATCCTTAAATGATGCGGAAAGTTTGGTAGCACGTTTCTTTAAGGCGGAAAAGGTGGAGCTACCAAAATAAATACAGTTGTAGGAAAGTGATATGATAGACAATTTCAAAGAAAATAACGGGGTGCTTTTACAAGGGCATATCAAGATTTTTGATCCAACAAATGGTGAAATTATCGTTGATAAGCGTAATGCTATCCATTATGAAAATATGAGTATTTCACTAGCAGAAAGTCTAGGAAACGCAGGAGAAGGATTCATATATCAGATGGCATTTGGAAATGGTGGTACAAGCATTGATCCAACAGGTATAATTACGTACCTTACACCAAATTCCACAGGCACAAACGCAAGTCTTTATAATCAAACTTTTGTAAAAGTAGTAGATGATAGAAGTGTTAATAACACGGATCCTGCTAGAAACAAAATAGAATCAAGACATGTAAGTGGTACAAATTATACAGACATACTAGTTTCATGTTTGCTAGACTATGGTGAACCCACTGGGCAAGATGCTGTTGATAATGCCACTAACAGCAATAGCTTATATGTATTTGATGAGTTAGGACTAGTAAGTTACAATGCCGCAGGCACAGGAAGGTTACTTACACACGTGGTATTTCATCCTGTACAAAAAAGTTTAAATAGATTAGTACAAATTGACTATACAGTTAGAGTACAGAGCTTAACAGGATTTAATGAATAATGGCTTACTCAATTAATTATTCCGACTCAAACAAAGGAACTATTTCTATAGAAGATAGTACAATTAACCAAACAACCAGTTTGGATATTCCTGGTAGAAATACAACGAGTTACGGTTCCGTTATAGCAGAAAGTTTTTTAAAATTACTAGAAAATTTTTCAAACTCATCTGCTCCTAGAAATCCTATACAAGGACAACTATGGTATGATACATCCACAGGAGTAAACAGTCTAAAACTTTATGATGGTACATCATGGGTAAATGCCGGCGGACTGAAAAAAGGAAATAACTCCCCAGCTGTGTCATCCTCGCTGACTGGCGATTTATGGGCTGATACAGATAACAATCAATTATATATTTTTACAGGAAGTGCTTGGACATTAGTAGGACCTGAATATAGTGATGGTTTACTTACAGGAGCTAAACCAATAACTGTTACAGGTAAAGATGAAGTAAATTATACCGTACTCCAAATAGAAGTTCAAGGTAATCCAATAGCAATTTATTCAACTAGATCATTTTCACCAAAAAGTACTATTGTTGGATTTTCAACCATTCAACCAGGATTAAATTTATCAACTGCTAATATATCAGGAGCAGGAATAGGAAAGTTTTACGGCACAAGTGAAAAAGCAGAAAATTTAGTTGTGTCTGCTAACGAATTGCCTGTCGCGGCAAGTAAATTTTTAAGAAGTGATGTTTCAAGTACAACCAATGAACAGTTAATAATTAGCAATGATAAAGGATTAAGGATAGGGGTAACCAATACTATTGATATAGCCGTAAGCAATGGTACAGGACAGATGGTAAACCAAACACAAGGTGCTCCATTAGATTTTAAGATCAAAAATGATGACGGAATTCAAAAAAATGTTTTAAGAATAGATTCTAACGAAAAGGTAGGAATAAACACAATTACACCTGCTGAAGCACTGGATGTTAGTGGATCAATACAAGCAAGTAATAATTTAATTATTCAAGGAACAACTGATAGTACAAGCATAGGAACAGGATCTGTAAAAATTTCAGGTGGTGTTGGTATTGCTAAAAAGTTATGGGTAGGCAATGCTGTTAATATAGCAGGAACTACAACATCTGCTTCCATAGAACCTAGTGCCACACAGACTTACAATTTAGGATCATCAGACAAAAGATGGCAAACAGTACATGCGGTACAGTTTAGAGGCGACATTGTTGGTAACGTAACAGGTACAGTCACAGGTGGTTCGGCTAATGCTAACAAACTTACAACAGCATCAACTTTTCAACTATCAGGTGATGTAAGCTCAAATCAAATAACGTTTGATGGTAGTACAGGTGGTACAACAAAAGTATTTACAACGGCCATTAGTAATACATTTATAGCTAACAAAACTTTAGCAACTGCTCCAAGACAAGATGACGAAGTAATAATAAACCGAGTATCTGGAGATTCAACGGGCGTATTTAAGATTTCACAAAGTGCACTTGTAAGTAGCGTTCCGGTTATTCCAATAGGAACAATAGTTCCATTCGGTGGTGTAAATCTTCCAGCAGGTTGGTTACTATGTGACGGAAGTGAACAGAGAATAGCAGATTATCTTTCTTTGTACAATGCTATACAGTTTCAATTCAAAGATCAAAGCCAAGTTGCTTCAGGATTTTTTGGATTACCTGATTTCAGAGGTAGATTTCCGTTAGGTGCTGACAACATGGGAGGCACAAGTGCTAACAGAGTGACAGACGTAAATGCTGATACAGTTGGATTAGCATCTGGAGTTGAAAGTAGAGCAATTGATGTTAAGAACCTACCAGAACACGAACATGATTTGCGTTCTCCAAAAGGTGCTCAATTTTATGTAATATTAGATGACAGTGGTACGCCACAAGATGCTGATACAATAGTGTATGATGCTCCTACAGGAAACCAAGCAGGACAGGCTAGAACTTCTTCAGGAGGATTGTTAAATAGAAGGAACATTACTTACAATCAAAATACAGGATTAGAACAATTTGAAACTTTTGATATTTCAGAATTAGGAACACCATACAATGTTATGAATCCTTTCTTAACAGTCAAATACATAATTTATTCAGGAGTTGGCGGCTAATGGCATATCAAATAAACAAAACTAGTGGAACACTACTTGTTAACCTAGCAGACGGACAAATAGATACTACAACTACTGACATATCATTAATTGGTAAAAACTATTCAGGATTTGGTGAAGCTATTAATGAAAACTTTCTTCACATGCTTGAAAATTTTGCTAATTCCTCAGCACCAAGTACACCTTTAGCAGGACAAATTTGGTGGGACACAGCAACATCTAGATTAAAAGTTTACACAGGCACAGCTTGGACAACAGGCGGTGGACCTATTGTACAATCAAGCCGACCATCAATGGTTGCTGGTGACTTGTGGATTAATAACGAACAAAACCAACTATATTTTTATGATGGTACAGATTTAGAATTAGCAGGTCCAATATATAATGCTTTCCAAGGACGTTCAGGTCCGCAAGTAGTAACTGTTCTTGATAATACAGGAACTAGTAGAACCATTGTAAAATATTGGGTAGGTGGTACACTTGTTGGTTTATGGAGTAAAATTGCTTTCACCCCGCAAAACGTTGATACTATTCCTAGCTTTACAGGAAATGTTGTAAAAGGATTTAATGTTGTCGACGCAGACTTTGTATATGCAGGTACAGCTTCAAGAACATCATCACTTGTTGATTCACAAGGTGTTGTTAGAACAGCCGCACAGTTTTTAGCTAGTGATTCAGACGATTCTACAAGTGGTGCTTTATCAATTAGAAACAACAATGGACTTACAGTTGGATTAACAGACAACAATGTATTGAAAGTAACAAACCTAGGTGTTGTATCAGAAAATAATGTTAGTGGAGAAAACTACATTATTAGAATGACAACTAGTTTAGGAAAAAGAGATGCTGTTACAATTAATTCAGCGAACAATAGAGTAGGTATTTACAATTCAAGTCCTAGTGCAACTTTAGATGTCACTGGCGATATGAAAATTTCAGGTGACTTAACAGTTTCAGGCTCAACTACAACTATTGATTCTGCTGTTTTAAGAGTAGAAGATAAGAATATTGAACTTGGATTAGGTTCTGATAGTACGTTACTCAACGATACACAGGTAGATTCTGCTGGTATTATAGTTAAATCATCAGATGGCGACAAAGAATTTTTATGGAGACAGGCTAGTAACGCATGGACAACAGGAAATAGTGTTAACTTTACCGGAACTGGTGGATTAAAATTTAATGGTGTTACTATTATCAGTGGTACAGATGCTCCAGGTATTACATCCATTGGTAATTTAACTACTGCTAATATAGGAAACATCAGCTTTACCGGCGGTATAGGAGTAAGCACAGGAGTTGTTGACGGTAGTGGAAATGGACTTAATCTTACACTAGCAGGTAACATGAATTTTGTTACACCGAGAAAAATTAGTGGAGTAGCAGATCCTACAGGAACAACAGACGTAACAACAAAAAACTATGTAGATACAGCAGTAGGTACAGAAGTTATTGCTTTAGCTTTAGATATTACAGGGCTAGGAACAGGCAGTAATTTAAATACGAATATAGCAACAATTATACAAGATATTGCTCCAGCAGGAGGAAAAGTAGAAGGTTGTGAAGCTAGAGTTCACTGTACAGCAACAACTGGCGCTACAGCAACACTAGAAGCGGCCAACTTGAACGCAAGTTTCAACAAAAGTTTAGTGGTTGTACAACAATTAGACGGTGGTGGAAGTGATAGTGGTAGTGTATCAGTAATAGGAGACGCAACATTTAACGATGTTACTGGTGCTATTACATCTACAGTACAAAGATCTTTGAAATTATTTAGGATAAGTGGGGGTAGCTGGGGTTATGTACAAGACCTAACTCCGGGCAATTTAATATAAATACATATAACATATTAGGGGTTATAGATGGCATACGTAATAAACTTAACAAACGGATCGCAGTTAGCAACTGTTGAAGATGGTACTATTGATCAAAGCACATCTCTTAAGCTAGTTGGTAAGAACTATGCTGGCTACGGAGAAATACAAAACGAAAACTTTGTACATTTACTTGAAAACTTTTCAAGTGCTAATCAACCAGCATCACCTTTAACAGGACAGATTTGGTTTGATAGTTCAGGAAGCAAATTAAAATTTTACGATGGTACAAAATTTAGATCCACAGGCGGAGCAGAAGTAAGTTCAACACAGCCTGTTGGATTAACCACTGGTGATTTTTGGTGGGATAGCGGTAATAATCAATTGTACGCACAAAATGCCGCTGGGGGCTTTGTTTTAATTGGTCCACAAAGTATTGGTGCTACAGTTTCTGCTATGGTAACTGAGCAAGTAAGAGATTCTAGTCAAAATAACAGAACAATTATTAAAGGTACTGTAGAAGACGGAGTTGTGTTTATTATTAGTAATTCAGAATTTACTATAGATTCTACTGATCCAACAAACGTAATTACAGGATTTGATGTTGTACGTCAAGGTGTAACATTAAGAAATACAACAAGTGGTACAAACGGGGTCACAAGTTCATCACACAGATTCCACGGTACAGCAACAAACGCTGAAGCACTAGGCGGTGTTATTGCGGCAAACTTCGTACAGAACACACCAGGAGTAGAAAGTTCATTTGATGATATAGTAAGATTTAGTGATAATGGTTTAACAGTAGGTGCCGCTAACGATGGTAAAATCTATATTGATACATCAGGAAGTGGCGACGAAGCAGTAATTGAAAACACAGTAGGACAGAAAATAAGATTCATTGTTAAGTCAAGTGGCGGAGTAAGTACTGAGCCGTTCCATGTATCAGCGGCAGGATTGATTCCTACATCAACTACCACTTTTGACATAGGTGATCCTAATTACAAATTTAGATCAATATATGCTACATCATTTATTGGATTAGCGACAAATGCTACCAATTTACAAGTTGGAAGTAATTTTAGAACAGGTGATACTAATGCTACAAATAATACGGTAGCTGTAAGAGATTCAAGTGGTAATATAGCGGCAAATATTTTTAACGGAATTTCAACCCAGGCTAGATATGCTGACTTGGCAGAAAAATACGAAACTGATAAAAATTATCCTGTAGGAACGCTTATTACAATTGGCGGAGAAAAAGAAGCTACAGCATGTGAAGGTGATGACGCAATTTGTATTGGAGTTATCAGTATGAAACCAGCATATTTAATGAATTCAGAAGCTGAAGGACAAGCAGTAGCCTTAGTCGGAAGAGTACCTGTAAGAATAACAGGTCCGGTAAATAAAGGTGAGTCTGTATATATTGCTAATAACGGTACAGCTAGTGTTGACGGAAACGGTGACATGATAGGTATTGCTTTAGAAAGTAATGACAGGCACGAAGAAACTTTAGTAGAATGTATTTTGAAGTTATAAAATATAAGGAAGTAAAATGGCAGTAGGCGATACAATTACCGCGGCACGATATAATAATATTAGAGCAAGAGTAGCGGCAGTATTAGGATTAGGAGCAGGAGACGAAGGATACGGACAAGCAGTAACCAGTCAGACTGTTGTAGTAGGTAACACAGTTACAGCTACAGATATGGTCAACCTAGACACAGACCTAACTAAAATAAGAGTTCATCAAACAGGAAGTTTACCTGGTGAAATAGCTCCACCATCATCTGGAGATACAATAGAAGATAATAATAACTCTACTAAAAAAGGCTATGCTCAATACGAAAGTTTAAGTATTACAGCTCAAGCATCAAGGTTAACTGCCAACGCTGGAAACTTAGGTTTACAAGCAGGCACATCAAGTTCAAGATCTGCTTCTTGGTCAACTGATATTGATCATTACTTTACAGTAACCTTTGGCGGATATTCAGTTACAAATGGAGATGGTAGTTCAACTACTATAAGTGGTTCTGATCATATGCGTGTATTTTTTAATGCGGGCGGAACTATAAATTTAAGCGGAACAATAGGATCTGGAAATAGCACAATCAACAATGACTGGAGAAGCTTAATGTCATCAGTTGGTACTGTAGTTTTTGGAAGAAGTGCTACAAGTAATGGTTCTACAGGAACCAGCTACGGTTACGTTAATTTACCTGGATCGTATGTAACTATTTTTAATAAGACTGCTAGTGCGTATAGTGCTAACGATTATTTGATTGAAGCATATAAAAGTGGTGCTACTTTGTTTTTCAGAGTAACATTTAATGAAGATAAAGGACCAAATCCAAATTTTGATGAAGCCGTTACTGCTACAACAACAAGTACAGCTCAACAAACTAGACCAAATAACACCAACGCTGTAAATGTACCAGCGCCAACTTTCAATACTACCAACGGGCTATAAGATTAAATAGTTATACTGTAAACTAGGAGTATAACTATGGATGAAGCATTGAAAAAAGCATTGGAATTTTCCAATTTTACTGCTACTCTAAATACCCAAAAACGAATTCTTCATGAAAAGTATCTGGGAGATCTTGTGATGTATTCTGATAATGGTAAGTTTACTATTACAAAAGAACTTCTTAACTTTGTTTATATGATAAGCAACAATAGTGGCAAAACAGTTCTTATTGATGACAATAACACTCCAATACAAATTAATGATATTAATGCTTTTATAACAAAAGCCACACAACAATACACAGATGCGACTAACAAATACTTGGGCGATTACAAGAGTTTAAGCACCAAACGTAGTGTAGAAGGTTTAGTAGATGTCTAATGGTGTGTTATGTTTTGCACACAATAACGGAAAAGTAGATTATTTAAGGCAAGCAGAATTCCTTGCAAAGCGTGTAAAGCAACATTTAAATCTTCCAACTACCTTAGTCACGTCTACGCCACAAAGTCTTAACAGCAATAAAGTATTTGATCAAGTAATTGAAATAGCAGATGATAATAGTAACGTAAAGCGTTATTATAACGGCTCTCTACATCACCAAAAATTAATATTTAAAAATAACGACAGAGTAAAAAGTTATGAATTATCTCCTTATGATACTACACTTGTCCTTGATACAGATTACATAATTTGTAATGATGTATTTAAAAAAGCATTTAATAACTTACACAGTTTTCAAATATATAAAAAAGGTATTGATTTGTGTAGTTGGCGTAAGCATAAAGAATTTGATTATATTAATAATACTGGTATTCCTTTTTATTGGGCAACTTGCTTTTGTTTTACAAAAACACAAGAAACAAAAATATTCTTTGACCTGTTGAAACATTTAGTAAATAATTGGAAACATTACAAACAAGTATATAATCTAGGAAGCAGAAACTTTAGAAACGATCATGTGTTTAGTATTGCTATACATATAATGAACGGATTCAAAGACGGAAATTGGGCAAAGACTTTACCGGGTAAGATGTTTTATACATTAGATAGGGATATTGTTAAAGCTATTGAAGATGATTTTATTACGTTCTTAATACAGAAAGAAAAATATGTAGGAGAATATATTTTAGCATCAACAAAAGACTGTAATGTACATGTCATGAATAAGTTTAGTTTGGGAGAACTTATAAATGGATAAGGGATATATTATGGTAGCTATGGGTGATGACTATGTGCGTCAAGCATATTTGTGTGCGTTCAGTATAAAGAAAACACAATCAATTAAAAATGTGTCTATAGTAACAAGTGACCCAGTTCCGGAAGAATATAAAAGTGTGTTTGATAAAATTATAGAAGTACCGTGGCATGACAAACACTCACAAAGTTTTTATAAAACAGAACACAGATGGAAAGTATTTCATTTAACTCCATATGATGAAACAGTTGTACTAGACACTGATATGATGTTTTTATCAGATATTTCGCATTGGTGGAAATACTTTGCAGAAAAAAGTATAGGATTTGTAAGCAAAGTAAAAGATTACCGAGGTAATACTATCACAAATGATTTCTACAGAAAAGCATTTACAGTTAATAATCTACCTAATATATATTGTGCCTTTCATTATTTTAAAAAAGATGACAGAGCACTAAATTATTATAAAGTATTGAATCGAGTATGTGAGAACTTTGAAAAATATTACGAAGTATATGTTCCTAAGCAAAAGCCTACTTTAAGTAGTATGGATGTAAATCATGCTGTCTCATTGCTTGATTGCAATATACAAGACTACAATATTAATTTTGCATCTTTTACACATATGAAAAGCAAAGTTCAAGGATGGGATAATCCAACCGATACATGGACCGATACTGTGCCATATTATATTAGCGACGAATTAAAAGTTGGCAATTATAAACAGCATGGAATTTTTCACTACACAGAAAATAGTTTTTGCGAGGAGGTGTTATGCAACATGTCAAAATAGATACTCCGCAGTATGTTTGTTTTAATCAAAAGACTGGTGAGATCTTTAGTATTGGACCTAGTATAGAAGAAGGATATCAGTATTTTGAGGTTACCGAAGAAGAGATTGAACCTATAAAAACTTTTAAAGCAAACATGACTGACTATGTTGTAGCGTATAACAGGACTAATAAAGCATTTGTTCTTAAAAAGAACATTTATATCGAACACACAGAACAATTTACAGAAATTATGCCTGTAGATGAATCTGCTATGTATGATTTACTTTTAACGGTCGACAAAAAGTCTAAAAGATGTTATATTAGATCCGGTATTGAATTATTAGATACAATGAAAACAACAAACGTAGATCTTCAAAAAGAGATTACTTTTAGTTTTACAAAGAAAGGTGATCCGCATATATTGTATGATATGGCTACATTTAATATTGCTGACCCTAAAGAACAGATAATTAATATAAAAGATGAATATAGTATCTTTGCAAGTAGTGATATGGCAACTTGTATGTATAAGGAGTTATAATGAAAGTAAAAATTGCAGAAGTAGATATAATTTATTTAAGTTATGACGAACCAAATGCTGATAAAAATTATGCAGACCTATTAACAAAAGTTCCTTGGGCAAAACGTGTACACGGTGTAGAAGGTTCAGATGCCGCACATAAAGCGTGTGCTAAATTGAGCGAAACAGATCGTTTTATTACAGTAGACGGCGACAATACTATACGTCAAGACTTTATTAATCAAGTGTTAGATTTTGATGAACACACAGACTTAGAGCATAGTGTAATTAGTTGGTGTGGTAAAAATACTATTAATGGATTACTGTATGGAAATGGCGGATTAAAATGTTGGCCAAAGCAGTATGTTTTAGATATGAAAACACATGAAAATGCTGATCCTGATAATAAACAGGCACAGGTTGACTTTTGTTGGGACCTACAGTATATTCAACAAAATAGTTGTTATTCAGATGTACACAATAACGAAACACCACATCAGGCTTGGCGAGCAGGATTTCGTGAAGGTGTAAAAATGGCACTTGATAGAGGAGTCAAGCCAACCAAAGAAGAGTTTTTAAAAGGACACTGGAAAAATCTACATAGACTTTGGATTTGGTTAATGGTAGGAGCAGATGTCCCAAACGGAAACTGGGCAATATTGGGAGCTAGAGAAGGACTTTGTATGACTATGCTATCTGATTGGGATTATGTAAATGTACGAGACTTTGAATATCTAAATGATCTCTGGGCAGGCCGTGATCAAATGCCTGACGATGTTTTACATACAGAAATCTTTAATCATGGAAGTGACCTAGTAAATAATCTAGAGATTCCAATAGCAATACAACCATTGAACGAAGAACAAAGTTCATTCTTTAAAAATGTTTATCAAAATCCAAGCAGAGGCGGAAATCAACAGTTCATTGATCAGGAAAAATAATGCTTAAAGGTGAACCGAATGAAGTCAAGCAAAAGTTAGATAATGTCGGATGCGGATTTTGTCTCGCAAAATGGACACAGGTGACAATTCATTTAGGTACTGGTATAAATCACAGTTGTCATCATGTCAAGGCACATAGAATTGATCTCCAAGAATTAAAAAATAATCCCAATGCTTTACATAACACAGGATTTAAAAAAAACGTAAGAAAGCAAATGCTTAATAATGAACGTCCAGCCGAGTGTGATTACTGTTGGCGTATTGAAGATAACACTGATAAATTTAGTGATAGAGTTTATAAAAGTGCGGATGCTTTTAGTTGGAGTGATTATGATACAATTAGTAAATTTACAGGTAATGAAGACTTTTATCCAAGATATGTAGAAATAAGTTTTTCAAATGTTTGTAATTTTAAATGTGCATACTGTGGACCTCCTTTTAGTAGTAAGTGGATGGAAGAAGTCAAGCAAAAAGGACCATATGACTTAAACACTTGGTCATATAACATGATTGATCCAAATGAAACTCCTATACCTGAGCGTGAAGAAAATCCTTATATTGAAGCGTTTTGGAAATGGTTTCCCGAAGCTGTAAAACACATGCACACTTTCCGTATTACAGGAGGAGAACCATTATTAAGCAAACATACGCAACGGGTAATCGACTATCTTATTGAACATCCGCAACCTGATCTAAAATTTGCAATTAATAGTAACGGATGTCCACCTAAAGATTTATGGAAACAGTTTACAAAGTCTATAAAAAAGTTAGAAGACTCTAATGCTATTAGAGAATTTTGTCTATACACCAGTGCAGAAAGCACAGGCCCACAAGCAGAGTACAGTAGATTTGGTATGGACTGGCGTTTATTTACTGATAATATTGAATACTTTGCTAGGAATACCACTAGCAAAATCAGTTTCATGAGTGCTTTTAACATTTATAGTTTGCCAACATTTAAATCGTTTTTGATCTGGGTACTATATTTGAAGTCAACATATTGGGGTAAGCATCAAGGAAATCAAAGGATACTTATTGACATTCCGTATGTACGAAATCCTGCGTTCTTAGATGTTAAAATAGCAAATGAGCAAGTAGTAGATGATTACTTAAAACCTGCTCTAAAATTTATGCAAGAAAACACAGATCATCATGGCTTCAAACAGATTGAAACTGTAAAGCTAGAACGTATTGTATCAGATGTAGAGCATAGACTTAAAAACAAAGATAACTTCTGGAAAGAACAGCAAGAAGCTCAAAAAATGTTTTTTATGTTTACAAAACAATATGACAAAAGAAGAAATATAAATTTTGTAAAGATTTTTCCTGAGTATGAACAATTTTTGGAGATTTGTAAAAATGTATGATATTGTTTTTATTAGCTATCACGAACCAAATGCAGAAGAAAATTATAATGATCTTTATTCTAGATTCAATACTGTTGGAGTATTTGGCGATAGAGTAAAACGTGTAAATGATGTTAAAGGCATTCACAACGCACATGTAGAAGCGGCCAAACTCGCAAACTCAAGTTACTTTTATGTAGTTGATGGAGATGCTGTTATTGTAGATGAATTTAATTTTGGATACACCACAGAAGAAAAGGATTTAGTTCATGTATACAGGTGTATGAACCCAATTAACGATCTTGTTTATGGTTATGGAGGTGTAAAGTTGTTTCCGACTACATTAACAAAAAATATGAATACAAATACTAACGACATGACTACTAGTATAAGTGATAAATTTAAAGTCATGAACGAAGTAAGTAATATAACAGCATTCAACACAGATCCTTTTAACACTTGGAAAAGTGCTTTTAGAGAATGTGCTAAACTATCAAGTAAAACAATAGATAGACAAAAGGAGAATGAAACAAATGGAAGACTTAAAACTTGGACAACCGTGGGACACGATAGACAGTATGGCAAATTTGCTTTGGCAGGTGCTACCGCTGGTATGGAGTTTGGCCTTTCTAGCGGGGCTGATCTTGGGTTAATAAATGATTTTGAATGGTTAAGGAAAAAGTTTAATGAGCATTAATTGGAAAGACGATAACGATATTTTTGGAAGAATGTTAGTCCTTACTAACAATCCTATATTCAATAATTTACGTAATGCTGTAGATAACAATAATGCTGATTTGACAGATGCTTTAAGTTGGGGACAACTTAAAAGCAAAAGATGGTTAGTCAACACTTTGGAAGATATTGAGGTGCCATTAGGAACTGTATTTTTGTGTGCTGGTTGGTATGCTACACTTGCGGCCATGTTGTTTCAAAGTCGTTGCTCAATAGACAAAATTAGAAGTTTTGATATAGACGATAGTTGTTTAGAAATAGCAGATACAATAAACCGAAATGAAGTCAAAAAAGATTGGAAATTCAAAGCAATAACACAGGACATCATGGACATTGATTATAATAGTCATACTTGGCAAACTTGGAGCAAAGCTAACAACAGAATGAGTAGAGATATAACAGATTGCCCTAATACTGTTATAAACACAAGTTGTGAACACATCAAAGAATTTAATCAGTGGTATAAAAAAATACCAAATGGTACATTGGTTGTTTTACAAACTAACAATTTTTTCGATGTCAAGGATCACGTAAATTGTGTTAAAAATCCTTTAGAATTTGCAGAACAATCTCCAATGCAGGATTGCTTATATTCAGGAGCACTGGAGTTGCCAAAGTACAATAGATTTATGAGAATTGGTATAAAATAATGAAAAAAAATATTATATGGGACACAGAGGTATCTAGAATAGTACATGATACTAAAAATAACATTCTAATCAAAACTCTAAAAAGAAAGGGAATAAGTGATGCTTGGTTTGATGCCTATAAAAGACTGCAAGATAAAACTCCACACGTTGTAAAGATAATAGATAAGATAGACGAGAATACGTATACAATGGAGTATGTAGATAACATTGTCATAGATTTATACAAATTATTAGAACCACATATGGTTAAAACCTTAAATAAAACAGATTATATTAGATTGTTCAAATGTATTAATAATACATGGATATCAGCAATGGAATTAAGTAATGAATTGGTAGATAACAGATTCTTTGTACATCAAGATGCACATTTAAAAAATATAGCAGTAATAAAAAACAAAAACGGATTAAATTTTAAATTTTTAGATGCTGACTCATGGTATATAGCCAATGGCTATCATGGAGTAGAGGCATTTTATACATCACAATTAAAAATAGTTTTATCAATGCAAAGGGTGCTAACATAGTGTATTTTTACGAAGATATAAAAACTATACATCTAGAGGTAACACAGAATTGCCAGGCGGCTTGTCCTATGTGTGATAGGAATTGTAACGGTAAAGGTGTAAACCCGCATATAAATTTAGATGAATTGTCATTAGAAGATTGTAAGAAGATATTTTCTCCTAAATTTATAAACCAACTTGACACAATGTATATGTGTGGTAACTTGGGCGATCCCATTGTTGCCAAAGACACGTTAGAAATATTCAAATATTTTAGAGCACACAATAAAAACATCTGGCTAAGTATGAATACAAATGCAGGAGCAAGAGATGAAGTATGGTGGAGCGACTTGGCAACAACTTTTGGTAGGATGGGGTCTGTTATTTTTAGCGTTGACGGTCTTCGGGACACTAACCATTTATATCGCCAAGGCGTTAATTGGAATAATGTAGAGCGTAGTATGAATGCTTTTATCGAAGCGGGCGGAAGAGCCCGTTGGGACTTTTTAATTTTTGAACATAACCAACATCAAGTAGAAGAAGCAAGAGAATTAAGTGAACAAAAAGGCTTTGAAAAATTTACTGCTAAAAAGACTGGACGTTTTATCACACAAGATAGTAAGAAGAAAGAATCACATCAAGCAGTTGATAGAAAAGGTAAAGAAACAACACAATTAAGAAAACCTGATAAAAAATATCAAAATAAAGCATTACAAAAACAAGACATTATTATCAAAAAATATGGTAGTATGGACGCATATTATGACGCGGCTCCTATTATTTGTAAAGTTAAAAAAGAAAATAGTTTATATGTTACAGCAGAAGGTTTAGCCTTGCCATGCTGTTGGACCGCAGGACGCATGTATAAGTGGTGGCATAAAGATCCTAAAGTGGAACAAATATGGGACTTCATTCCTGACAAAAATGCATTAGATGCACGTTCCGGATTAGATAAAGTTTTTGATACAGGCATATTTAACACAATACAAGATAGTTGGTCAAAGCCAACTTGCGGAGAAGGAAAATTAAAAGTTTGTGCTATGAAGTGTGGAGCAGAGTTTGATCCATTTGCGGAGCAATTTAAATGATAGATAGAATAAAAAAAATTGAATTAGAACTCACAAGTGATTGTAATGCGGCATGTCCTGGTTGTGCGAGAACACAATATAGAGATAAATTAGAGATAGTAGATTTTTCACTCGATGATGTGAAACGTATTCTACCTAACGAAAGATATATCAATAAAAAAGATATAAGATTATGTGGTGTGTTAGGAGATCCTATGATACATCCTCAGGCAGTTGAGATTACTGAATATTTGTTATCTCATGGTGGTTGGGTTACAATAAGCACTAATACTGGTGTAGGCACAGAAGATATGTATCATGAATTAGGATTATTAAGCAAAAAATATGGAAAGAATTTTATTTTACAAGCATGTATCGATGGACATAAGGAAACAAATCATATTTACAGAGTTCATACTAAATTTAATGTAATTCAAAGAAACTTGGAAGCCTTTGCAAAAAATAGTTTTAAAGGAGACTTTACTAAAAATAAATGGACTTTTATTGTATTTGATCATAACGAACATGAGATAGAAGAGGCAAAAGCACATGCAAAAAAACTAGGATTAAAATTTTATATTAGGACAGGTATGCGTAATAGTTACAATGATTGGGTCTCACTAATAGGCAAGAAAAATAATAAACAAAAAAAGGTGGTAACAACAACAGGTGACAAACAACATGCTCGTAGAGATGAAGTTTATAAATTAGATGAACTTATGCAAAGTAATAAAATAGATAAACAAGTTATTGACACCATAGTTTGTAAGTATGTACATGAAGGAGAAATATTTGTAAGTTCAAAGCAAGAAATGTGGCCATGCTGTTTTTTATGGGATAGTGCATTCAAAAATAAAGAAAATATTCTAGAAAAACTAGGTGAATATCAAAAAGGTTGGAATAGTCTTAAAACTAATAGTATCGAACAAATAATGCAACATCCATGGTATGAGAAAGTTTTGGCAGAAAGCTGGAACCCTACACATAATAAACATATGAAAAGATGTATTAGAACGTGTGCATCCAACAAAGCATATCAAAATGTACAGGTTGAACAAAAGTGAGCTGGCAAGCATCTGTAGGAATTAAACACCACTATAACTTAGATAAGTACATATATGAGTAAAGTTTCAGATACATTTTGTATCCTACCATGGGTACACCTAAGCACAAGACCAGATGGAAGTATGCGAGTTTGCTGTACTGCAAACGCAAGTTCAGTGGGACCTACCAATGACAAAGAGCATGGCGGACAAGTTGGGATTCTTAAAGATGAACAAGGACGTCCTAATAACCTTAATGTAAGTGATTTTGAAACAGCGTGGAACAGTACATATATGCGTAATGTACGCAAACAAATGCTAAATGGAGAAGTACCACCTAGTTGTATAAAATGTTTCAAAGAAGAAGCGGCAGGCCATAATAGTAAACGTATATGGGAAACAGCATATTGGAGTGAGCGTGTTAATGTAGATACTCTTTTAGAAAACACAAACGAAGATGGAAGTGTACCACCAAATCTAGCGTATATTGACTTGCGTTTTGGAACTAAATGTCAACTGGCTTGTGTCATGTGTTCACCGCATGATAGTTCAGGTTGGATAAAAGATTGGAAAGCAATGTTTCCAGCAGTAAAAAATGAATCACTTAAAGAAACAATGCAATGGCAAGATAAAGGTAGTACAAACGGAAGTAGTTATAATTGGCACAAACAGAACCCTATTTTTTGGAAGCAATTTTATGAACAAATGCCTACTATGCAACAGATTTATTTTGCAGGTGGTGAAAGTTTAATTATAGAAGAACATTATGAAATACTGGAACATGCTATTGAAAAGGGATATGCTAAAAATTTAGAGCTAAGATATAATAGTAATGGAGTTGAATGGCGCGAAGATTTGTTTGATTTATGGAAGCATTTTAAGTTAGTTCGTTTTCATTACAGTATTGACAGCATAAAGGAAATGAATGAATACATTCGTTATCCTAGCAAATGGAAAAGACAAGAAGAAGTTTTTCATATACTAGATAATGATACACCTAATAATACTGAAGTTACTGTAGCTTGTGCTGTACAAGCACTTAACATTTACTATATACCCGATTTTATAAAATGGAAACTTACACAAGGATTTAAAAAAATTAACATGTGGCCATTTGGTGCCGGAGGAGTTAACTATCACTTTGTATATCATCCACCACACCTAAATGTAAAAGTTTTACCTGATTGGTTTAAGGCTGAATGCCGTAAGAAATATGAAGAATTTTATCCTTGGTGGGAAGAAAATTGGGAACTAGGTATTCCTAGTTGGCACAAAGGTAAAGTTACAAAAGACGACTTCATGGGAGCAGGCTATGGGATTAAAAGGTTAAAAGGTATGCTTAATTTTATGGAAAGTGAAGATTGGAGTAGACGTCTACCAGAAATGCAAGAATTTTTAAAAAGGTGCGATACTCAACGCGGCAACACTTTTGCAGAAACTTTTCCTGAGATGAAGGATATTTTTAGTGAGCTTTGATACTGTAGATTTATTAACAGGAAATTTATTTCAAGTTTCATGGGATTTAGGTCGCCGATGTAACTATGATTGTACCTACTGTCCTACCACACGACATGATAATTTTAGTCCACATGCTACACTAGAGCAATTAAAATCAAATGTAGATTTTTTATTTGAGTATATGGACACCTATATGCAGTACAGAGATTTCAAGGAAGCAAGTATAAGTTTTACAGGAGGCGAGCCTACAGTCAATCCAAATTTTATTCCTTTTATTGAATATTTGAAGGAAGAATATAATAAAAGATATAGAGATAAATGGCATACCGGATTTTCACTAACAAGCAACGGAGCAATGGGTCCAAAAATTGCTAAAGCAATTATAGATAAAATGTCTTTTATTACTCTTAGCTATCATGCTGAAGCAGATGAAAAATTAAAAAAACAAATAAAAGAAAGAATAAAACAGTTCCAACAAGCGTCAGAAGATGCTAAGAACTCAAACGGTCAAAAATATTTTGGATTCAAAGTTAATGTTATGTTTCACGCACAGCATTTTGATGAGTGTAAAGAATTATGTAAATGGTTAGATAAGCTAGGAGTTTGGTACGTACCAAGAATAATAGGTGAAGAGCCAGATAGTCTACCTAGTTTTGCACACAAGTATACAGAGGATCAATTAGATTATATTAAAAACTATTGGCGGTACAAAGAAGAAGGACTTAACAATGATAAGTTGAGTGCTGTGGGAGAAAAGACGACCGAAAAGAAAAAACTAGGAATGGTAGTTGGAAGACCGTGTTGTGGTGGTAGAGAAATGTGTTTGAGTTCTGGAGGCACAAGTAAAAAAAGTACGTTTGTAAATATGAGAGAATTTAAAGGTTGGCATTGTAGTGTAAACTGGTTCTTCTTACATCTAGAGCAACAAACTGATCAAGTATTTCATCATCAAACTTGTCAAGCACGTTTCGACGGTACTAGAGGACCAATAGGAAAAATTAGTGAAGGACATAAAATAATTACACAATTAAAACAAAAATTAGCATCAAAAACTATGCCAACAATGATTTGTCCTAAGCATACATGCGGTTGTGGATTGTGTGCTCCTAAGAGCAAATTTAAAGAAAAATATTTAGATACAGTCGCAACACATTTTGACACCGGAGTATTAAATGTATAATTGTCTTGAGTCAATTAACAGTTTATATGTAGAAAAGAAAGACAAAGGTTATGTCTCTACACCATGTTGTCTATTCAAAAGAAAAGGAAAACATACTGTAAAAAATATAGATGATTTATTAGATAACGATTATATAAATGAGATTAGAGAAGGATTCAAAGGAGACTGGAAAAGGCCTGAATGTAATGATTGTGTTATGAACGAGTCAATGGGCAAACGAAGTAAACGACAGACTAGTTTGAAAAGAGGTGACAAAGGAATAATTGTTTGGGATTTACGTCCTGGAAACACTTGTAACTTAAAATGTGCCATGTGTAATCCTGGTAATAGTAGTAAATGGTATGAAGATATAGATGTTTATTCCAAATATCGTAATGGTAATATTAATGATCATAGGCAGGTTAGAGAGTCATTAGATTGGGATTGGATTTACAATCGATGTATAAACAAAGCAGAAAAAATATATATCGCAGGAGGCGAGCCATTTTATATGAAAGCTGTTCAAAAATTTTGTCAGCAACTTTCACAACATGAATGGAATCGTAAGCATACAGAAATTCAAATACAAACTAATGGTGTAAGTAATACAGATAGTTTTTTAAAAACATTAGAAAAATTTGAAAGGCTTACTTTTTCAATCAGTATAGACGGCTGGGGGTCAGTCAACGAATTAATAAGATTTCCTACGCAACACGATTTATTTTGTCAAGACACTCAACAATTAGTAGATTTAAATCCAATGTATCTGAGTTTTAATATAACTGTACAAGCACTGAACTTGCCGAATGTAGACAAAACTATAGCAAAAATACAAAAAAAATGGAATGGCAAATATGATATTCATAAATTATACAGTCCTAATTTTTTATCTGTAGATTGTTTAAAACCTAATGTAGTAGAAAAAGTATTAAATGAGACAAAAGTAAAAGAGTTAAAAACATTTTATTCTGATTATAAGTTTGATAAACTTGGAAATGAAACAATGAAAAGCTATCTTTTAGATTTAGATGCTAAAAGAGGAACAAACAGTAAAAAAACTATACCGTGGTGCTTTGAATAATGTTGACAACTGATACACTAGAATGGATTGACATAGAACTTACAAGTTTTTGTAATATTCGTTGCAAAGGCTGTTTCCGTGTCATTTCTGATCATGCTGATAAAATCTTAAACAAGACGTATTTAGATCTTAATACTATTAAAGAAAAGTTTCAAAAAAAAATGTTTCCTAATATCAAGATTATTAATTTCTGTGGTAGTGTAGATGAGCCTTGTAGTCATCCTCAGTTTCACAAAATTATAGAACATTTTGCAGACTGGAACGCACATATTAACATTGCTACCAATGGTAGTTTACGCACAACAAAATGGTGGGAAAAATTAGCAAACATATTACCTTCTTCGCACAGAGTGACCTGGGGTATAGATGGTAGTGATGAATTATCAGAGGTATATAGAGAAGGATCAAATTTTAAAAAAGTACAACAAAATTATAGGGCATTTATCGCGGCAGGAGGAAAATCAAACTGGCAATTTATTAGTTTTGAACATAATGAACATCAATTAGAGGAAGCAAGAAAAATAGCCAAGCAGGAAGGGTTTGTAAAATTTCAGACTATAATAAGTCATAGAAAAGATACAGGCGGCGTAAAACATAAAAAAACTGAGGTAGAAGAATCTAATTGTATTAGCTGTAAATATGCTAATCAAAAACGTATCTTTGTGAATCATATGGGTAATGTTATACCTTGCTGTCATTTAAATTCTAAAATGCTAGAGTATCCTGTCAGCGGACATAAGCATGATAAATTTGAAGATATACTTGAACAACAGGATTATATGACAGATATAAACTTATCTAATGTAAGTATTGCCGAGGCTATGAACGGAAAAGTTTGGACTGATATAAAAAATAGTTGGACAGCAGAAAATAAAATACCACGTTGCGAACAAGTATGTAAAGAAAATAAAAGAGATCAATTTATTAAAGAGAAGCTATAAAATGATTGACAAAATTAACCAAAGGTGCTATACTAAAGAATGTCTCAAGATTTAAAATGGAGTAATTATGACTTTACAAAAATACCACTTGAGGATATTGTCAGTGTGGGCCAACGCACTTTGCTCTATCGTGACGTATTTACGGTTAGTTGGTTGCTTGGTCGCTTTTGTAATTATAGGTGTAGTTACTGTTGGCCATACGCAAGAAGTGACAGAAAAGATCACAGACCAACCGAGTTATGTCTTCGTACTATCGACGAAATCAAACGACAAGCCAGAGAAAACGGATTCAATTCATTTCACTTTTCTTTGTCAGGGGGTGAGCCTACCTTTCATCCAGGATACTTGGACATTCTCAAATATCTCGCCGACGACGTAGAAAACACAAATTATACAAGTATACATATGACATCAAATTGTTCACGTAAAATTAATTGGTTTGAAACTTATGTTGAATATGCTAAAGCATTTCATAGAGCTAGTATCACTGCGAGCCTACATACTGAACATGTAAATACACCTGTGAAAATGCAGGAGTTTGCAGACAAACTTATATTTTGTCAAGAGCATGATGTACAAGTTACAATAAACATGGTAATGGTTCCTGCCTGGTTTGAACGTGATTGGGAGAACGCATTATTCTTTCATGAGCAAGGAATCAATGTAACCTTAAAGCCAATGAGTGATCCAACGGCAAGTTTTGTTGTTGATGGTTATACTGAAGAACAACTAGCAAAATTACATAACGGTATGCCTCAACGTGCATATACAGAAAGCAAACGTAAATGGGCAGACCGACCAAAAGCTAAATTTAAAAAGTGGAGTGAGTTCAATACCGAAGAAACTATACCTCCGCATTTCCAGATAGAAATGGAAGATTCAAAAGGCGATAAGTACTATATGGATCAAGCAGAAAGATTCAACGCTTTTAATTTTAACAAGTTTAAAGGTTGGAATTGTAATGCTGGATATCAAGGTATAATAATACGTGAACCAGACGGTAGTATAAAACGCAGTTATAGTTGCGGTGATGTGCCTTTAGGAAATATTGAAACAGGATTTAAATTATTTAACAAAGCAATGCCTTGTATTACTGATAGTTGTGTTTCAAGTGCAGATTCAAAAATACCAAAAAGGAAAGTCAATGCAATTTAATGATGTAATAAAGGCAAGGACTAACACTTATACTTGGGATTATACTAAGGAAGTAGATGTACAACTAATAAAAGATGCCATGTATGATGCTTACATGCAGGCACCTACAAAAAACTTAAAATATCCTTTTGTGATTAAATGTATAAAAAACAATGAACCTAAACGTAGAAAAGAAATAATGACAATTTGTCATCGCAATGATGAAATGCCTATTGAGACTGATTATGGTAATCCGCAAGTTCTAGCACCTTATCTAATCGGATTTTCACAAAGAGATGTTCACAAAGCAGAAGTACAATACCAATTTTATAACAGAACATCAAAGGCTGTTGACAGATATGACCATTTAGAATTTGGTATTCAGGCCGCATTTATAATGTTAGCATTACAAGATAGAGGACTCAGCACAGGCATAACACAAAATTGCAGTCATAATCCTGAAAGATGTGCAGAACTGTTTGGAGTTGATAATCCAATACGTCTAATATTAGGAGTAGGATATGCAAGTAACGAACTAGAATATCTAGATCCTAGGACTAATGCTATGAAAAGTGTGCCCTATGATAGAAAAAACATAGATCAAATTTACGATCGACCTAGATTTGAAGAAGTATATAAAGTAGAGGAGGAATAAAAATGGATTTGAAAAAATATGATAAAGATGGTAATCTTTTAAATCTAACAAAAGCATATGATAGGAATGATAAAGCTACTGGTAGTAATTATTATGAGTGGTATAAAAACGATCCTACACAATATGAGCCAACTGCCGATGACCTGAAATGCGAATTACAGTTAAATTTACTAGGAGATTTTGAAGCATTATCTTTGCGTCCTGATGTTAAAAAGTTTAAAGAGGAAGTCAAAACTACTGAATTTGTTCCTTATTTGCGTAGAGAAGGTGTAAGTAACGATAGAGAGGGAATATTATTAGTAGGATTAGAAGGTGATAAACCTACAGATAGTTTAAGTAGGCCCGAAGCAATGAAAAGAGCAGGCCGTGTTTTAAAGGAAACTGATTTTAATACTCCGACGTCTGCTTACAGTCATTTTGAAAGTTTACATTCAATCCTAGATTATTGGTCAGGATTAGGACGCACCATGATTGTCAAAACAAATAAAGGCGGATGGTTTCCACCGCATAGAGATAGTCCTTTACTGACACGTGATACATTTAGAGTAATTTGCTTTTTAGGAAACTCTGATACAAATAGTTACGAATGGTGGTTGGGAGATAGTCGTAGAATAATTATACCAAACACAACTTATTATGTTGATACAACAAAAGTACATAGAACACACAGTTGGATGAATAATAGTTACCACCTAATTTTAAATGTACCTAAAACTTGGGAAAATGTTATAAAACTTACAAGCATTTTAGAGAATCCATAATGTTAGATATCAAAGAAATAAATCGTCTTGAAAAAAATAATTCTGACCCTAAACAAGTTATTGACTTTATAACTATGGATGAAAATAATTCTTTGATAGAATATTTCAACACTCAAGAAAAAATAGAAAAAAATACAGGACCTATAGTTTGTAAGATTAATACTGATAACTCTGTGTTTGATGATATATTCACAAGACTAAAAGTATTAATAGGTGAAGCAAAAGTTATGAGTGCTATAATATTTGAAACACCTTGGGCACACGTTATACACAATGACGTAGATAGGAATTACAAAACACCTTATAAAGCAGTTACTATTCCCTTGAAACTTTGGGGAGATGTAAAAGACGACAAAATAAAACTTATGATGTATGATCAATATTATTATCATGACGGCAAAAAATTTATGGGCGGCGGCACAGATTTTAAAAATTTTTATAGCCACGGACCTTTATTCGATTACACTGATGTAAGTTATACTAATAATAAAGGTATACCAAATGAAATTAAAGAAAATTACCTTACACATCTTAAGCCCGATTGGTTAGAAGGATTATCTGTACATAGTTATTTTCCTTGGAAAATTAATAGTGCAATTATTTTTGATTGTGCTAGATTGCATAGTAGCAGTGACTTCAATGCACTAGGCGTAAAAAAGAAATTAGCAATGAGTATATTTACAGCGAGAGAAACATGAAATTATTATGCGACGGATGGTGTGCTGATTATGACATAAAACTAAAAGGCATGCCCAAAGACGAACTACAAGAAGTTTTTAAGGATATTTACAAGTATCTAGTTTTAAATTTTCACGATCAAGACTTAGATGAAGCGGAATTATTACGTATCAGCGAAGTAGTAGGAAGTGTACAGAAGCAAGATCCTAAAGACGCCCAAAGGGCTCACGGCGGTAGCGGTGATGTATGGGCAGGTGAAGGCATACTTCGTGTTGGAGGAGATGCGATTACAGGCAAGCCTAGTTTGTTTAGTCATAAACATGATTTAGATTGGCATGCTAACCAACCTAGCAATCCAAATAGAAAACAACTTATTTGGTTATATGCACTAACAGGAACAGTAGGTAGTAGAACAAGTTGGCTAAACAACAGTTGGGCTTATGATGATTTGCCTACCGATGTTAAATTACAAGTTGAAGATTTAAAAGTTGTCTGTGGATACAAGGCTGGCCGTTATAGCGATACACCATTATTTAAAGACCACCTAGATAGAGATAATCCTGTAAGCCTTATACAAAACTTTGGCGAACATAAAGGAATCTTTTTTCCTTTTTACCAAATATTTGAAGTAGTAGGATATTCAGAAAAAGAAAGCCAGGAACTAATAGAGTTTTTACAAAACCATATTTTAAATGAAAAGTATATGTATCATCATGATTGGCAAAATGGCGATCTTAACATTGCAGAGCAAGTTGTTACAATACACAAACGTTGGCATTTTGAGCAAATGAGTCAACGTATACTTTGGAGAGTAGCAAGTGGACATGAAAATTTGCAGTGAAATTTTAGCTCTTAGTACAGCGGTACGAACTAACGTACTTCCGGACGTTAACCACGCTGTAGAGGGCTTAAAATGCGATTTAGACGGTGTTTTAAAGTACTCTACAAGCATCAAACAGTGGTTAAAACCTGTTGTAGATCTATCCAATTTCCACGTATATCCTATGAATGGAATCACACAAGGATTGGATTGGTGGTTTGATAAAGAGCGTAGATCAGTCACAATGGAGCGTGGAGACTATCAATGGATACATCCAAAAGCAGGCACTAAAAGGATACATTACATAAGTGTGCCTAGTGCTATAGACGGAAACTTTGTAGATATACCTACTGATGTTCCAACAGCAGTTGACCTTGCTTACGTAGGAAGTACACAAATTAAAAAGATAGAACTGCCAAAAAATGTAGAATATGTTTTTTATAGTCTAAGCAAACCTTTTGGCGTTCGTAATATTAGGACAGGTTGGATTTTTACAAAAGAACCAGACCAGCGTTTAGATGCTATAACTAATAGTGCTAAGTATTATAACTATTATGCAAACACTATTGCTGAAAAAATTATCAATAAATTTGACATTGATTACATTTGGAAAACATTGATAGAGAAACAAACAGAAGTTTGCGATGAATATAATTTCAAACCAAGCGATAGTGTATGGCTTGCTACTACGGACAATCCTGCATACGATAAATTTAAGAGAGGAGATGTGAATAGGTTATGCCTCGCACCGTGCTACTAGGAACTATCTCAAGTGTATATCACGATTGGGTTCCATACCCTGTTGGTTGCCTTATCTCTCATTGTCAAAAAAATCCTAAGATAAAAAAAGAATATAACTTTTTAGAACCTATATATAAAAATAAATGGGACACTCCGGAGTTACATGAAAAATTAAAACAAACAGATATATTAGGTCTTACTTGTTATGTCTGGAATCAAAACGCAAATGATGAAATAGCCCAGTTATTTAAAAAATACAATCCTAAAGGATATGTTGTCTATGGAGGACCCAACGTTCCAGAAGAAAATTTACAAGATTTCAAACGCAATTATGTCGATCATTACATGACCGGACCCGGTGAATTACAATGGGAAAAGCTATTAGACCCTACAAGCGAAAGTGAATATGCTATACCTACACCTTACACTGATGGAATATTTGACGACATATTAAAACGTGAAGATGATATAGCAGTTGCATTTGAAACAAATAGAGGATGTCCCTATCATTGTGCATTCTGTGATTGGGGAGGTGTAAGTAGAAGTAAAATTACAAAATTAAAAGATGCCGCAGTTAAAGAAACTATAGAACATGTTCTAAGTTTTGATAAAGTAAAACGTTTAGAAATACTAGATGCTAACTATGGTATATTTCCGCGAGATGTAGATTTTGTACAGCATATAGTTGATAATAAAAAACGTGATGACATGTTACTAACATTTGCAGGATTTGCTAAAAATGGATCGCCATATCTTGCTGACATAATGAATTTAACAATGGATAATTTTAACGATAAGTTAAGAAATGTAAAGATAAGTTTACAGACCCTTACTCCAGATGTATTAGATACTATACAGAGAAAAAATATTTCTACTGATAAATTGCTTCGCATCATGGATCAATTAAGAGATATAAAAGTAAATTCAGAACTTATAATAGGATTGCCAGGAGAAACAGCTGATAGTTGGGCTAATACATTATTCAAACATCCAGAATTAGGAATTGACTTTGCCAGAGCATATCCGTTATACGTATTGCCTAATACTCCAATGGCTACACAAGACTATAGAACCAAGCATAAAATAAAAACAAAAAAAATATACTTGCCTAATAAAGAAACATTTGAAATGATATACGAGTGTAGCAGTTATGATTTGAAAGAAATAACTCAGATATATTTAAACTGGTGGTACTTTAATACTTTTTACAATTTTGGTATAGATAAAACTATTACAAAAGATAGTATGAATAATTTTTTTGCAAATTTAAAAGATATGCCATTTATGAGCTGTTGTGTTGAGGAAGTAACAAACATACTTCACAGAATATTTAAACCAGAAGATAAAATGTTTTTAGAAGGATATGATTATAATTTTTTACATAAACAATTAGGCAGAGGAAAAGAACTGCTTTATATGAAGAAACATAGTAAAACTGTACAAGAAGAATTAGGAATAAAATTCCAAATAAACAATGATGATAAAGAACTAGGGAGCGCCTTTGCGTACATAAAATGAAGGATATAATTTTTACACCGTTAGCAATACCACCAATTCCAAATAAACAAAAAATATTAGACAGGTTTAATGCACCAGATTTTTATATTTGGTGGGACGAAGAAACACTACTAGGAGAAAAAGAAAACAACAATCCTTTAGGAAATCCTCAGGAATGGACAAAAAACGCAAAAGAAAATTATCCCGAACTGATAGATTGGATTGAAACATATATACCTTGTGATGACTTTTACTATATTCGCATAGCAAGGGCAAAACATGAGATACCGCCACATATAGATGGTAATGCTGTGGAACCAACGCACAAGCACCATCTTGCGATTATGCCTGAAACATTAGAATATAACATGGCTCATGAACCAATTGGTTATCGTTTTGTTGTGGCAGGCAGTAAAGACAAAATGTACATGTGTAAGGAATATGATTATATACGTGATATGACTTGGCAAGAAAAACATAGATGTATTGTACCTGAAGAAACAGATGCATTTTTGATACGTAATCAAGACCAAGCACATGGCGTTGAAGCTGATACTGAGGATAGACTTATTGGTTTTATACTTGGAAAAGTCAATACCAAGAGGCACTGGGATCTAATTGAAAAAAGCGTAAGTATGTATAGCGATAAAGTTATAAGGAAACAAGATGTATTCGATGCATGATGGCGCAAATATAAGTGTACACCAGCAAGTAGCCGAACGACTACAACCTAAAACTTGTGTAGAGATAGGTACATATTATGGTGGCATCACATACAAATTAAGTAAGATGCTTCCTGATAGTCATTTCTTTGCTGTACAAAGTTACCACGATCATAAACTTAATCACATGCCAGATACCCACAGAGGTGAATATAGTATTGGACAAGCAAAAGAAGATAAAAGCGAAGGCCTAGACAAGGACCTCAAAGAACAAGATTGGAAGCGTAGTGTTAAAAGACATTTTCCAGAAGAGTATCACGGTTATTTTGATTTCAATCTACTAGCAAAAACATTTGAAGACTGTAACAACGTAAGCATAATTTTAGACACTAGTCCTTTTAAGTATGATTGGAAAATTGGTTTTGACTTAGCAATATTTGATGTTTCGCCTTTATTAGAAGAAAATATTAAACAATTTAATTATTGGTGCAAGTACGGTAATCATCATGCTAATATACTTATGGGAGCATATAATCATCAACAGGAATTTTATGATTATGTAGACAAAAGATATAAAGCTGAAAAAATAGGAAATGACTATGTTCTCGTGTGCGTATGAGCTAAACATAGATATCTCTCAAGTACGAGAAGAATTGCTACATCTTAACAATCCTAAATACAAATATGCCGGTTATGACGATATGTGCTTTTATGTTTCTGATAAAACAGTTGAGCAACAGGGGTGTGATGCTATTTTAAATTTTAAAGAAATATTTAACAACGGCTTCGTTGATGGCATACGTTTCCTAAATATGCATCCTGGACAAAAATATTTGCCACATGTTGATAGTAACGAACAAAATTTTCACAAAGATATTCCTATGGATATACAACATCCTGGTAATGTAAATATACTTCTTAGCAAACCAGTTGGAGATACTACTGTGTGGTATATTGATCCTGGACTTAGAAAGTTATGGCCTTGGGCATTTTCAAACAACGGAGATTTATTTCCTGATAACGTCAACGAATACATTTCTGCGGATACAATGGGACAAGATATGACCACACTTCACGAAGTAGACAGATTTAAATTGACAGACAAGGCAACATTGTTTAATACATCAGCACATCATACAATTATAAGCGAAGACATAGGACAACCAAGATCAAGTGCTTGTTTTATATTTTGGCCCTACAATAGCTGGCAAGGCATTGTAGAAGCAATAAAGGCAAAAGGAATAATTTTAGAAAGATGAGAAGTGCATATAATTTAAAAATTGATTCGGACACTTTAAGAACGGATCTTAATTATATTGATGACGTATGGAATGATTTGTCCCAAGAATACAAAGACAAAATGGACTGCAAAGTATTTGACGAAAATGTTTATTATGTTTCAAAAAAAGTAGTTAAAGACTTAAAACTTGACGGACTTTTAAATATGTTTAGTCTTTTTGAAGATGCATTTTTAGATCATTTTAAGATTATGCAGATGATGCCTGGTGAATTATATGGATATCATATTGATAATAATAAGCATAGTATCCATAATGAGATTCCGCAACATATGACTTGTCCTGCGGCTGTAAATATTTTACTCAGTGAACCTGTAGGAGATGTAACATTTTTTGGATTTGACAAAAAACTTAATAAGTATAAAAGCTGGGACAAAAGAAACTTGCCACGCAATGATACAGAAGAATTCGAAATTATAGATAAATTTGAAACAAAAAAAGATGCTGTATTACTTAACATTGGCAATTGGCACAGGATTGAATCAAGCCATAATCAACCAAGGAAGATAGCAAGTTTTTTGCTTTGGCCTTACAATACATGGGAAAATTATGTAAGGTATTGTAAATTGAAAGGACTAATTAATGAATAAGAAACACTTACCTAGTATACATAACTACAATTTAGATATTGACTTAAAACAATTACAAGATGCTTGTGATAAACTAGCAGAAAAGTTTGTTGATGTAAAAACAGCAAACCCAATGTTGTGTGATAATCATATGGAGTTAGTCGCTCATGTTTATGATAACTTTGAACAAATTAATTTAACTACACCTAGCGAAATATTACCTTATACTACAAGTATCAAGGAAAGGTTAAGACGAAAAGAAGAACATTTATATAATGTGCCCACAGAAGATTACACAGGCAGTTATTTTGAAAAAATAATTACACAATTAAAAGCACCAGCAAGTAGAATTAGAATTACTAAACTTGCTCCAGGAAAAAATATTCCGTTTCATGTTGACTATGATGTAAGTTATGCTGTCAGATGTATTGTGCCTATTTACGGAGACAAACAAGTAATAAATTTATTTAAACGTGAAGGCAAAATAGAAGCATATAACCTAGACAACGGTAATGCTTATTTCCTTAACATTGGATATCCACATGCTGTTATTAATATGAGTAGTAAACCTAGAATTGCTCTTATGTTTAGTCTTAATGGTACAGATGATTTAGAAAATGTTTAATGAATATTTTTTAGAATGTAATATAGGTGTTACAACTGCTTGGCAAGATTACGCAAAGGAGATTGTAGACACTTATAAAAAAGATTGTGAAATCACAGAATCTAAACCTGTACCTATTTTAAAAATAGATGAACACTTAAAAATATTAGAACCTCTGAACAATTATAAAAAATATTTGAGTGGACATTTTAGAATATTAATTATTAAACCAGGAGAACATGTACATCATCACCTTGATGTAAATGTTCAAGGACAATACAGTCTTATACCAAAAGGAAAACAAATTACAGCAGTTTTAAATTTTCCAATTTACGGAACAGGTGATTGTGATACTATATGGGAAGAGCCTGATTGTGAGATTAAAGATCCAAGAATCTTTTATACGAATCCCCAAAAAGCAAAAAATATAAAATGGAAATTTTTAGATAAGATCACTGTAAAAGAACTTCCAGTATTATTAAATACTGCGGTATGGCACAAAGTTCAGCCACCACAAAAAGAAAGAGCTTTAATAAGTTTTGTATGTAATACAGAATATGATTGGGAAACTTTACACAACGTATTTAATAATTAAATAGTTTTATATCTTTGTCATAATACTCAGCAATTAAATCATATATATTTTTATCTTCAATTTTATAATTATTAATTTTCATTCCGTTGATTATTGGTAATTTTATTTCAACACCAAATTCATTATGTAAAACTTTTTCTATACCGTCTTCTATTTTGTAGAAAACTGTATTTTCATCTAACCAATCACTTTGACATCTCCAGCTAGGAGGACCCCAGTCGTAATCTACTTTCATTATTTTTTGTTGTACAAACTCTTCAAAAGTTTCTTTTATTTTGTATCTTTTTCTACAATACCAATACCTTGAAACTGTTCTGTCCCAAGGATTACGCACAAAAGCAACTTTTGGCTTGTTTATTTTTATATCTTTTGCAGGTATATGTGTTTGTTGAATATCATTGTAGTGTATACGTACATCATAATTTTCATTATAATGATCATCACCATTCCACACATCAAGTTTAAGAGCTGTCAAAATACTTGTTCCTGCACATTTAGGAATGTGTAATAATATTTTATTTTTGAATTCTAGCATATAATATTTCTTCCATTTGGTGAAATAGATAACTGTGTGTGGTTTGGAAACTTACATGGTTGGAAATTTTTATACTATCTATATCTGTTAGAATAACTTTGCCTTGTGAATATATCATATTATATAAGTGGAGATCATTATGATAAATCATTTTACCATTACAATATTTTTTAGAAAGTTCTAAAAAGTTCTTCCAAATATCATTTATTTGCAAATAAATTTCAACCATATCTTGTGCGTTAGCTTTTAGGTCTTTTAAATATTTTCCAACAGACATACCTTCAATGTATTCGTAAATAATTGAATTGCTATTGTACTCTAATATTTTTGGAAGAAAGTTAGGTTGTTCTGCTATTAATATATCAAGAGCCTCTTTATCTACAGGCCACTGACTTTCTTTGATAACTGTATTTCCTTGTCTAGTTAGACTGTTGTTATAAAATCTTTTTCTTTCCATTATATAATTATTCTCGTGTGTGGCTGTTTAGGATATGATCTACTATAAAAATCTATATTATTGTGTACAACATGTTTTGGTAATTTTATGAAGTCTTTTGTATGCAGTGGAAATCCTACTCCTAAAAATAATATAATATTATTTACATGTAAGTTATAACTATCAAAAAGATTAGGATCAATTAGTTCTTTATCTATGCATCTACATAAGCCTGTTCTAAGGCCAATTTCATTTGCGGCTAATCCTAAAGCTCCCGCAGATATGCCTACTTCAATACCAACACTATTTTTATTTTCACGAACTTTTTCATTGCCTATATAAACAAATAATACATTGGCATTTACTTGCGGATTTTGAACTTGGCCTGCTTCTACTCTTTTTTTATGATTCTCTCCCCAATCGTCATAACTTACACTAGCTTTTTCTAAATGTTTTATTATATCTCTATTGGTAATTGCTATTAGTGTAAAATTTTGTAAACTTTGTTTTGTTGGAGTGGAGTATCCAATATCTAAAAGTTTTTCAATTATAGTTTGATCTATAATCTTATCATAGTTCCAGTTACGTTGGCATTTATTAAAGTTCTTTGTATTTTGTAAAAAACTATCTAATTTTTCCATCTTTGTCTCACTTGTTTAGTTACAAACGGCCAACCACTAAGATTAAGTCTTTCGCCTGTACACGGTTCTACCCAATGGTCAAATCCTGTACGCATTATTACAAGTCTGTTGCGTTTTGGTAATATACGCATATCTTCTGTACATAGTTCTCCATCAGTTTCGTCTGTAAGATACAGCATCCATACCCAGTCGCCATATACTTCTGGATCTTCTTTGTGCTTACCTATACGACTACTAGGAGTAAACTTTTTAGCAAACAGTTGCATAGGTTCTAAATCTTTTGTAGGTAAACTTTTACCAATATGTTCACTTATTTCACTTAACAGTTTTAGTCTGTGTGGACTAGTCCTAATATCATTTTTAATCATTTGCCATTCGTAGTCTGTATATTCGCCTACGTGAGATCCTGTTTCACTATCTAATTGTAGTAGTTCGCCTTTGCAAAGTTCGTCTAGCTTCTGTAGATAATCTTTGTCAAATATACTATCAAGAACTATAACCGTGTTCACGTTCCCAATCCTTCCAAGTTTTATTTGTATCTTCTAGCCATTGATTATTATGATCTTTTCTTGTGCTTTTTGGACCATTAACACTTGCGACAGCATGTAGTCTTACACTTTTAGCTGGTACCACACAATGAGGCTTGGCAGTATTAAGAATAAATGCTTCACCCGGTTTACGGAATACACTACCATCACTAGTTTCAATACTACTAGTAATACCTTCACCGTCGTTATTCAAAACATGATGATATCTAAATCCTGTATCACCATCTGTGTGCCATTGAAATTCGCAGTCATGTTCCATGTAACTAAACCAATAATTACTTCTTAGATCTGGTATAGCTTGTTCAAGTTCTTTCCAATATTTCTTTCCTAGGTCTCTAAAATTATTGTGTACAAAACAGTATATGTTTAACCATTGATGGTCTTCTATTCTTGCATTCTCTTTACGTAGTTTTACATAATAAAGAACACCAGTTTTATATTTTGTTTCTGTAACATAATTCAACCAATTAGATTCTTCTTTCATATCAAAGCCACGTAAGCCATTATATATGTCTCTCTTACTCATTAGATCTTTTGGACGTTGCATATAAACATTTAGATAAGTTTGGTCGCCGAAACTTAGATCAGGCCAAATTTCTTCGGTCATGTCATAAAACAAAGTAGTAAGTTCTTTTGTATCACTTATAGGATCACAGTGAACAAAACCTTCGGTCATTTGGGGATTAAACATTTTGCAACTTCCTCTATTGGTTCCTCAAAACATATTTGAAAATTATATCTTGGGTATTCGTTATTATTTACATAGTGTGATAATTGTGTGTTAAAAAGATAAGGAGTTCTGAATTCTATAACAGGACCATCCTCAAAATAGCATGGCGCATAATTTCTATGCCATAGCAGTGGAATTATTAGTACAGTATTTCTTTTCCATTTAGGATTATCTGTATGAGAAATAACCTTTGAAAAAGGTTCTTGATGAACAAAGAATGTATAGCTGTTTAAATTAAATCTATTAAAATAATCTAAGTTAATATCCCAGCATAGATTACCATCTTTTTTTCCACTTACAGTATCATATGCTTTAAAATCTGCCTCATCTGATTGTACTAGATTTTCTAAAAACTCTACATCTTCTTTGCTTATAAAATCCACAGGAACAAAATATGGTATCATTGAACGAATCTCCTAATTATATGTACAGTTTCGTCACATGCTAATATGTTCAAGGTAAGCCATATACTATCATTTGCACTAGCATTAAACAACCAATGTTTTTTATTTGTGTTAAGATAATATAATTTACCTGTTTCCCATTGTAATGGTTTGTAATTATTTTCATCACCATACATCCAGCAAAATCCAGGAGGGTTAGCATTTTCAATTGGTACAATTAATCTAAAAGTATCTGGAGAACCTGTTTTACCACCATCATGATGAGGTGGAAAATATCCTCCTGGCGGCAATCTTAAAAATTGTGTTCTTCCTAAGTAAGGCTTCCAAGGTTCTAATAACTTTTGTATTGTTTTACTGCTTTCATATACCTCGGTTGGAGTCTTAAAATCGCTATCTGTATTAACTCCTTGTACCATTAGTGTGCCTGTAAAACCTTGTAAACTACCATCTAAGCTAGTAACATTTATACAGTCTCTAGGAATATTTGGTTTATCAGGATTATATTTTATCCATTCATAATTTTTAAGATCTTCTAAGACTTGACCGCAATTTATTTTCGGTTGCTTCAAGTGTAGGAAATCTCCATATTGGGAAATTATATTATGTAAGTGCCAGCTCATTAATTACTTCCTTTACAGCATCATCAATACTGATTGTTTCTAATAGTTGTGGATTTCTATCTAATATAGGATTTCCTTTAGTAAATCCCCATGTAAGATAAGGTTGCTTAAATTTTTTACTCATATGTTCTAGTGTAATTTTATTATCCTTTTTTAAAATATCCCAATGATCTGTAACCTTTGCTTCTGTAATTTTACTACCAATATTAATACATTTTATTTTGTTACGATATGCTCTTATACTGATATTAACTTGGGCGTTGCCGATATCCGCACAATTTACCATACAATCCATCTTATCTTCAAATACTTTTTCTACATCAAAATGTAAGTCATATCCTGTGGCTCTACTGTAACCTTTAACAACATGTCCTAGTTCTTTGCACTCGTTGGCAATATGTTTGCCAAAGCCGCTTGTATGACCAGTTATGCCAATCGTAAGACCCATTGCAGTCCTCCTAAAGGAATTTCCTCCTGTGTAATTTTCCAATTATAAAAACTATGTTCTTGAAACCATTCTAGTAGTTTAGGATTTTCTTCTCTACTTACCCATATATCTTTATAGCCCATATCAAGTGCCATTTTTGTACTAAAACCTAACGTAGCATTACCTCTTTGTAAATCTTCTGTCATTGTACCCCAATTGTAATTTCGATCACGAGTATGACGGCTCATAATTCTAATGCCGCCCTTATATTCTGGTCTTGAAATACCAGCACTATAATAAATTAAATGAGGATCCCAACCCATACGGGCGAATTTTGTATGTTCAAACAAAGGCCACTTGCTATAATTATCCGCATGTTTGTGTCCTTGTGTTTTTTCAAACAGTTCTTTAATATCCTCTATGTGAGGTTCAATCTCTTCTAAACGCCATTTCATGATGATCTTTATGGTTTCCTTCGAACGGTGCGATTAAATTTACCCAAATATTATTAATCGGACCTTTGCTGTCATGCCCCCAAAAGTTCAATGCGCCAAAGCCAAAGTAGGCCAAGGCATAAATTATTGCCAATACTATAAGTGCCTTATATCCAAAAATCAAACTTAGAAATATTGCATTCGTAACATAAATCAAGTTTCTATGTTTGTGAAAAAATACTACTCTAGGATTTGTAATCATATCCTTTAAAAATTTACGTGGAATACTATCTACTCTCCATAAACTAAACAATATTCTATACCAAGGTTGATATTTTGCACTATGCGGATCTTTTGGTGTATCTGCGAATGCATGATGCATACGATGTACACCTACCCATCCTAATGGACTTCTATTTCCACATAACAAACCACAGTAAAGCATTACAATTTCTTGCCAAGGTGTCGCAGAAAATTCTTTGTGTGAAAAATATCTATGATAACCATATGTAATGCCAATAGTAACAATTAGCATATAGGCTAGATAAGAGAATAGAATAAGATATAGTATTTGCATACTATTACTTATCTCTGTTGTTATTTGGGGTTATTATACTAGGTTTACCCAAGCACCGTTTTCATAGCCTTGGAATTTATTATCTGATGTATTGTAAATAACCATTCCATTTGCGGCTGTAAGAGCATCACGTTGTGTAGTTGTTAACGAACCAAATTGTACAAATCCTGTTGCTTTAGCATTACCTAAAACTTCTAAAGCTTCAGTTGGCGCTGTAAAGTCTGAGTTTGCTGGTTCAATTTTTAATTTTAGTCCACCTGCTACTGTATAGGTATCATACATTGTAATACCATTTGTACCACTATCATGATGACTTAGATAAGTGTTACCGCTACGTGTTTGTATTACAAATTTTTGTTGTGTACGATCTAAAACTCTGTGTGTAGCTAAAACTACAGTTCCATCTAATGGTGCTTCATTGTAAATAAATTCTATTCTTGGAGAAGTATCAATACCACCTATACCAAATGTTTTAAAATGCTCTCCACCTCTTACAATTACGCCTTCGTTAGTATCAATTTTAGCACTTACAAGACTATTGACAGCATCTACTAATAATGTTGAATCATCTGCAAAAATTGATCCGTTTACATCTCCATTTACGCTTCCTGTTAGTGCTCCAGTTAGGTTACCAACAACATTACCAACTACTGATCCTGTATGTGAACCTGTAGTATCACCTGACAAGTTTCCAACAATGTTTGTAGCTGTTACTGAATTTGTATTAACTGGACCTACTATTTGTCCGTTGATTGCATCAACTAAAAGTGTTGAATCATCAGCATATATGTTACCACGCACATCTACTGCTGGATTATCTGTTGCCGCCCAGTTGGAGCCTGTATAAACTAAAATTTGATCTTTTTGTGCCGCTAGTGCTTGAACGTTACCTAAATCTTCTAGGTTCTGTGTGGATACTGAAACTGCTATGCCACCTTGTGTGGCTCCGTCGCCTACAAATACCTCTTTGCTATCGGTCGTATAAACAAGTTCACCCTCCGCAGGTGTAAATCCCGGGTTGGTTTGTAGTGCTTCTTTTGTTCCTCTTTTAAGTCTTAAAGTACCCATCTAATACTCCTAATTCATTGTTACATATATTTATCACATTAATCAATTATCGTGTTCTCTTTTTTCTTGGGTTTTTAAGGAATGCTCTAGTACGTTTTTCTATGTCTCTCTTTAGTCTAGGCGTATTAAGCCTAAAATCTACGTGTAGTATATCGTCTCCGTACTGTTTAAATAGGTCAGCGATGCTTTTATCTAGATCAGCACCTGTTTCTCTTTTTGCGTTACAATCTATCTCCCATACTCTACCTTTTTTAAACTCTACCTTAATAGAACTGAGATAGTTTATGGGGATAGTGTGAATATCAATGTCTTTAAAAACGTCTGGCCAATGCTTAATTACATCATCAGGAAGCCGCTTTGACACTGGCTTTGCTTTTCTTTTTCGTAGGAACTAGCTCTTCAGCTTGTTCTCTTAGACTTTTTGCTTCTTTATAAAGTCTATCAGCTTG